GAGTTTCCTTCCTCTTATAGATTTAGCGACCCTAGCAACCTTCCTTTTTAGGAGTAAAAACAATGCCTATAAAATCTTTGACAACAAGACAAGCCCGGTTCCTTAGACTGGGTATAATTCGCAAAGGGGGAGAAAAAAAAGAAAACCCTAAAAGACCTGGCACTCTAATAAGCGGAGATGATTTAGAATATTTTCGCATTGATTCTGATATTCAAGGAATCAACGAAAAATTTACCGCTATTTACGGGAAAGAGCCTAAGCAATTAGATTGCTTGTTACCTTTTCCTTATACAGACCAAGTATTTCCTTGTTGGATGGAACAGTGGAATGATAAAGATTTAAAAACCTCTGGGTTAATGATTCGGTGCGACGAGGAAAAGCAACATATCTACCAACAAGCTGGCAAAATGATTGCCACTAATCCTATCCCGTGCAAACGACAACAAAATCCTGACGGAAGTTATTCAGGGTGTAAATGCAAGCAAGTTGGGCGATTGCAGATTGTTTTACCTAAATTAGGTGAACTAGGATACTTTGAAGTCGAAACCCATTCAAAGTGGGATATTATCGGACTAACAGAGCAACTACTAGCTATTGAAACATCGGCTGGTAGTTTGATTGGTATCCCTTTTCTATTAGAACGCGGGTCAAGAGAGCTATCTTATCCCTTACCAGACGGAAAAAGGGGACGAAAGACTTTTAGTCTTTTATCAATCCGTGTTCACCCTAATAGTGCTTCTCAAGTATTGCAAATAATCGAAACAAAAGCTTTTCAGCGATTTACGGGAAATGTAGAACCTGTCAGAACTCTAACTCCTGCGTCAACGGGAAACGTAAAAATGTTCAACCCTTCGCAATCACTATCGGAAGATCGCAAGCAGGCTGGAATTACTTGGGCTGTAAATCAAGGATTACCTCAACCAGAAGCTTTGCAAATCGCCCAACAAGCAACCTCTGAAAAAGAATTGGCCGACCTCCTGAAAAAAGCTATAGACGCAAGGCAAAAGCCAGTAATAGAAGTTCGCAGTGAAAATATTGATCCTGGTGAACTTCTCAGTGAAGATTTTTAATTAGTTGCCAGTTGTCAGTCGTCAGTTATCAGCAACCTATAAAAACTTGAAAAGCTAAAAAATCCAAAAATGGAAATTAAGGAGTATTAAATGAATCTGAATCTCTTAAGTCGTGATTGGTGGGATGAACTGACTTTCCAGCAAATACAAGAAATCTTGGTTGAAAGCAGCAAAAACCAATGGAAAGTTTTAAGTACAGGGCAAGTCGAAAGTATTTGCTTACATGGATTGGTAGCTAACCTAGTTTTTAGTGTAGGTATTGATCAAGTACAGCAATTAAGGGCAGATTTTGAGATTACTTGCGATTCTGGCAAGACTAAAAAAGTAATCAAAATTAATTTAACATTTGTAGAATTGAAATCTACAAACTTGCTATTTGAAACATTAACAAGTTTATCGGAATCAAATAATCCGTATATATGGATTAAAGGTAAGGCGATTAATTCTCCAGAAATTACGATTCTTGTTAACGAATGGGGAAAACGCTATGAAGACCTAAAAATGTCTTAAAAGTAAAAACTAGCACAATTGGGGAGTAAAACAGTGAACATCAACTCGCATCTCAAAGAGCAGCTGTATAAGCTTATGATTAGAAATAAATATCTCGAATTACCTCTTGACTCAAAAAATTGGATTGATAATTTATTAAAAAAATCTCAAACTAGCCAAATAACTAACAAGATATTAATCTGGTGGTGGGAAGGGGATATACAAAAAGGATACATCTATCTGTACTTATTCGATGGTAAATGGAATCTCTCTTTTATTAATCGGTTTAAATTTTGGGTTATAACTATTCTTATGCCTATATGTACAGGAGTTACTATTCCTTCTCCTCTTAAAAAAGATTTTGATCTTTTCAGAGAAGCTTTAACACTAGCGTCGATTTTTCTAGCAGAAAAAAGCTGGTATAAAGAAATAACCGACAATACAACTAAGGAGTAAAAAAATGAAAAACCTGACCTATCGAGTGCTAATCAACTTAAGCTACGCTGAGTTGCCAACAGAAGCCAAGCAATATGTCGATCGCTTAGTTCTTAAAACATCAAAAAACCCCTTTACATCAAAACTACTAGAAGGAGTTTATGAAAGCGTAATCAAAGCAGATGACAATGATATAGAATGTCTTTTAAGCAGTGCATTTATTGACGCTGATTCAGATAGGAAAGTAGGATGTTTTTGGCGTTTTAAAGCTGCTATATTCCAGTTTATCTTTTCGATTTTAACAGGTGTAGCAATACCTAATCTTTTCAAGAAAAACTATTGTCTTTTTCTACAATCTCTTGTTATAGCTAGTTACCTTGTAGAGGAGGGTTATGTCATTCTCCCATTGTTTGGGACTACGAATAAAGCAAGAAACAACTAAAAATAATCACAACTGAGGAGTAACAAAATGAGCACAAAATCAAGAGACAAAATCAGAACTTATGGGTCTGCAAGAGGAGAGTTAATAGTAGTCGATCCCCAGCTAATTTCTTTTAGATTAGCTAACGGCGACTTTATCGGACCAAGAATAGGTCTTTATGACGACGGCAAAATGCACGTCTTGCCTGATGAAACTCTTTTAACCTTTAGCCTCGATTTAATCGAGGCTATCGCAGGGGAAAACGGATGGAATACCCGCGTTACCTACGACTTGGAGTTGATTAAAGAACTAGCCGATAAGATACTGGCATCGGGCGTAATCTATCAACCTTTACACTTGATTGCAGACGGTGATCGACTGTTTCCTATGGACGGGCATCGAAGGGTATTAGCTTGGTTGCTTTTAGCCTCTCAAGGAATAATAATTCCTAACGTTCTAGCAATTATTAAGCCTTTGTCAGGCGGGCTAACCGTCCGGGACTTAGAGTATCAAATGCTCTCTTACGGCACTGATAGCGAAAAACTATCGGTGTACGACAAAGCGAAACTGATCAGACGGCATTTACACGAGGATAGATTAGCTGGTTTAACTGAAGAACAGTCCTACCAACAGTTTTGCGAAAAAACTGGATGGAAAAAATCAGAATATGATCGGACTCTAGAAATTTCTTCGATGTCTAGTCCGACATTAAAAGCAATCGAAGGTAAAGTATCGGAGACGACTTTACACAATCTTGTAAGGAAAAATGAACTAACACTCTCGGAGAAAGAAAATGTTCTTTTAGAGACTGTAGCTATAGCGGAAGAAAAAGGGATAAAAGCCACTGGAGAATTAGTTCAATCTGTAGCAGCTAACCTTATAGAGTCTAAAAATCCAACCTTTTTGGACTCCAATGGAACCGTAAAACCCAGTGACGAATTAGAGCCAAAACCCATTAAACTTACTCCGAAAGCTAAAGAAGTTAAATATCTATTAATGACTTTAGCAACCGAAGGAAATGCAAAACAAACAGACGATGATACAATGACCGTAGATTTTCCTGTAACTCTTTGGGAAAAACTTATTGATTTTGTAGAGAGATTAAGTTAGGATTAGTTGTCAGTTATCAGTAAAAAATTGCTAAATAAATTAAAAGAACCCGATGATCCAATATCACGAACGCACACAAACTCAAATTAGACTGCTATCCCAAAAATTAGCAGATACAGTTGGTAGAGAAATATTTGCTTCTTTAGAAAGAGGAGATCAAGAAGATATTTTTGAGCAAATGCTTACAAGCCTCTACTATTCCTATAAATTTAATAGGCACATGACAAGCTGGTGTGGAACTGCATTCCAAGCGATTGAAACCCTGCTATCTAAACTGGAAAAAAACAATGAACCAAAAAAATGCACTCAACCCCGAAATTCTACTGATGGCCACAAAACTAGCAGATAAAGTCCACGATATTTTTCCCTTTTCTAGCAAAGAAGAAAAAACAGTCTTTTTTGAACTAATGCTTTTAGATTTGTCGCTTTTAGCTTCTCAAGACGGATGTGTAGCGGCAGGGAATGCGCTAAAGACAATTGAAACTTTACTATCTAAGTTAGATTAGTTTAAAATTAGCTATCAGTTATCAACTAAAAATCAAAACAATTAGGAGTAAAACAATGACAAAGCCACTAATATTAAATGAGCCAGCCTCTTTTCAGCTTCAAGAAATGATCGAAAAATTATTAGAGCTAGAAGATGCTAATGGCTTCAATAAAGGGGAACAAGCTATTCTCTATGAACAAATGCTCGATAAATTAGTGTCTTTAGACTGTGTAGAAGCAAGATGCGCATTAGAAACGATTAAAGTTTTATTAATTGAGATAGGGCGCATTACAGTTGATATACAAATTCTTAGTTATCAGTTATCATATGTAAGTGATCAATAATTAGTTAAAAAATCAAAACAATTAGGAGTATTATGTCTTTTTTCGTCTCTTCAGATTGTCCTGCTCGTGAAACAGAGTGGCCTTGCCCTGACCCTGTACAACTGAGTCCAGAAAAAATAGAACAAGAAAAAAAACAGGCAGAAAAAAAGATTTTTAGAAGTGTTCATTCAAAAAGAATACTTGGGAGTCTAGAAAAAATTGAAATAGTTTACGGATATACAGTTTATGTATTTTCTGATGGCAGCCGATGGAACTTAAAGGATTATTATAGACATTTAGAAAGTATTCCCCTTTACGGTCCGTACTTAAGTGACTATGGAATTAACCGAAAAGATAAAGAAGGATTTACTCCAGTTAGAACATATCAAGCAACAAATGATATGTTTCAATAAATCTCAAATAAAGAACAGAGGGTTAACCCTCTGTTCTTTTTCTGTTATGCTCCGATTAGTTTCTCCTGTAAATATTGGTAAACCTCTTTCTGTAAATCTTTTGGGGCAGAACACAGAAAAGCTTTCACATCTTCTAGATCGATCTCTTTAATCATCTTCTGTAACTCATCTAGCTTTGAGTAAAGAGACTTAACTTCTTCAATTACAAGCTTTGCTTTAACTTGAGTATCAGCTTCCTGAAAAAGTTCGGGAACTAAATTAGGATTTTTAACACAATCCTTTTTTTGATTGATTGGATCTTTTAGAAAATCCTGAATTGTTGGCCAGTCGCCATTAAGATAATTCACAAAAGAATCTGTATCAAGACCAAATACAGCAGCTAGTAATCGCATATTCCCTAGATCAGGGCAACTAGCGATATTTTTTAGCTCCCAGTTTTGAACCGCTCCCCCAGAAAATTCTGTGCCAGGTAATCCCAATCGCCGGCCTTCTTTTAGTATCCACTCAGTAAATTCGGCTTGGGTCATGCCTAGCCCCATCCTTTTTGCCTTAATAGTATCGGACATTTTGCTTATCCCTTTTTCTGTCAAAGCCGAGGCTTTTACTCGTTTGCGGGGCGTTCCGTCGCTATTGAATCGTGGTGTAGCCATAAAAGTGTATTTTGATAAGATACCCTTATCTTACACTACCTTGCAAAAAACTTACAAAAAACTTACAAGCAATCTCGACTTTTATGATACAATATAGAAAATTCTGTAAATTAAGCCATGTCTGCCAATCAAGATGCTCCAATAAAAGTTGTGTCAATCCGGGTTAAAAAAGAGCTATGGGCTGAGATGTGTCAAAGGTCAGAAGCTTTAGGCTTAAAAACCCAAGAGGCAATTGAAATTGCACTAAAGTCCTACCTTTCTATCCCCATTGATGCCGAACTCAGTGCCAGAAAAGAGGGCGAAAATGCCTTTTACAACTCTTTGCATAAATCTAAAACCTAAGCGTAGCAAGGATTTACAGGTGTAGTGTAAGTGTAGTATTTACCGATCAAGAAAATTCTGCTAGGATAGTAAATACCTTGATTTGTTCTAATCCACCTTATCCCCCCAACAAAAAACCCGCTCGGAGGCGGGTCGTGTAAACAACACACTTTTCTTTTATTTCAATAACATTTATGGTAACACAATCCTCGAACCGTGTCAAGATCGATAAAAACAATCCTTGCCCCCACTGTGGTAAGCCTGATTGGTGCTATATGTACACATCTGAAGACGGCAATTTACTCTCGGTCTGCAACCGAGATCACGAACCTGCACCGGGATGGGAAAAATCTTCTAAATTAGATGGTCAGGGCAAGCCAATCTACTATTTTAAGAAAGAAGTCAAGTTTTCCGACTACAAAACAGAAAAAACTCAATACTTCGTTTATCCTCCTCTTGCCAACGGATTGAAAATCCGTGTGTACCGGAAAGACTATCAAGAAGATGGTATTTGGAAAAAGGATATTAAACAGCAGCACTCTACAGACAATGGCAAAAACTGGAAGTGGGGCATAGATGATATTGAGTACAAAGATATACCTCTTTATCGTCAAGACCGCCTAGAAAAGGCTATTAAAGAAGGGACTCAGATATTTGTAGTAGAAGGCGAGACTAAGGTAGAGAAACTAGAATCTCTAGGATTAGTTGCCACTTGTAATATAGGCGGATCAAAAAAATGGCAACCGTCCCACACAGAAGCTTTAAAGGGAGCAAATCTGATTTTATGCCCTGATCGCGACAAAGGGGGAGTGGCTCACTGCCAGAAAATTTATCAAGATTTCCCCGATGCAAAATGGCTTTATGCCTATCCAGATTCCCCTTTGTGGAATCATTTACCAGATTCTCAAGGGGTAGATATTCTTAATTGGATTGAAGAAAAGAAGGTAACTCTCGATACATTGTTAACTTCGATAGTTGATAAACCAAAAGAAATAAAAGAGAGCAAAGAAAAAGAAGTCACAGTAACAGAAACGATGACTTTTCAAGACCTAATAACAGCTATTGACGGCTGTATTGGACAGGAAGAAATCACCCGAACTCAGTGGCAAGAAAAAGTCGATCTGTGGGCAAAAGCCACTGGTAGGAAACCATCAGACATACGACATTTAATTGAAATCCGTAAAACAGAAATAGCAGAAGGGGATGCTATCAAATCAGGATTAGAAGGGTTCCTGAAAGGTAAGCATTATCAGCAGAAAGAGATTGATCTTTTTGAGATACTTCCGAAACCTTTAGCCGAAGCGATTATAAGCCGTGCCAAGACATTAAATCAACCCCCAATCAGATTACTGCATTCTTTATGGCCAATACTAGGAGCTATTTTAGGAAGTCGGTTTGCAATTAACCTCCGAACTACTGTAAGAGAAAGGGAATGCTGGAAGGAATACCCGATATTCTATTGTGCAGATTTAGGCGGGGTTTCTACTGGAAAAACCCTCACTCAAAACGAAGTTTGTCGGGTTTTGAAAAGAAAAGATTTAGCCGAGCAGAAAAGAGTTACTAAGGAACAATCCACCCTAGACGATCTAAAAGCTGCGTGGCAAGAGATGTCAGCATCAGATCGCAAGGCAAACAAAGCAAACGCTGAAATCAACCCTCGTCTTTATGAGAAAGAACATTGTCAGGCACGTCGGTGGTTTTACGACGAAGGCACTCTTGATGGCATCCTAAAAACGATGTCCTCGCAACCTTCTTGGCAAGGTGGGGTAGTCGTCTATGACGAATTATCGGGATTTTTTGAGGGATTAAATCAGTACCGATCAGGTGGTAAAGGGAATGATCGGCAACGAGATTTAAGCAACTGGAATGGCCCTATTCGAAATACTTTTGACCGTGTAAACAAAGACAATCGATACTATTTAGATGGGCAAACACTTAATAAATTAGGTGGGATACAAGTCGAGAAGCTCAGGAAATATCTTGATTTATCTAATGATGTCGATGGGGCAGTTTCTCGGTATCTTTTCTTGCTACACGAACCCCTTGATCCTCGTCCTGGTAAGCCGCCAGAAGACCCTAATTCTATCGATGAGTGTATCGAAAATATTATCAATCAAATCAGTGGAATTAGCCTAGAAGCTGATGAAAATGGGATTATCGATCCTTATAATTGCTGGTTTAGCGAAATCGGAGAAAGTTATGCCTGGGGTATCAAGTACCATTACGAGATACTTATTAAGAAGTATCGAGCGATTAATCCATCGTTTGCTTCCTATCTAGGAAAGCAAATGAAGACCTTTTTAAGGCTTACATTAAGCATCCATCTTCTCAATTGGATATTTGATCCAGATAATACTAATCTTTACAGTATTCCTGTACAAACAGCCATTAAAGCTGCTAAGATGACCGACTTCTATATCAGTCAATTCTTGACAATTCAAGGAGTTACATCTCACGACGAGAATCCAGTACAGGGAATTTTATCCGAAATCTGGGAGATCGTTAAAAGCGCAGGTCAAATCAAGCCCCGGGACGTTGCCCAAAAATTCGGCGGGCGTAAAATTAATGGGGAAAAAGTAAATACATCTATCGCCCGTACCCTACTTACTCAGCTAGAGCAAGCTGGCTATGGACGACTAGAGGTCAAATCAAGGGGTATGATACTGCACTATCAAGAGCCAAAAGAATTAGAAACTTTTGAGATAGAAGATGAATCCCTAGAATACCAATCAGAGATAAAAGAAGAAATTGTCCAGGCTCCCACTCCCACACCAAAACCCGAACCAGTTTCTGACACTGAGATAGTAGAAGTTGAATCAGGGCCAGTCGATGAGTTATCGGCCGATGGTGTCCATATCGATAGCCTCCCTGATCTTGAAAAAGAAACCGTATTAATACGAACGGCTGCATCTGTAGAGATAGGGGAGCGAATTATCCCACCGAGAGCAGTCGGGAAAGTTACAGAAGTAACTTTTGATAATCAATGGCTTTTGAGGGTAGAAACTGTTTTAAATGGGTCTGTAATTACTTTTACAATTCCATTTTCTGATTGCTATTTGCAGGATATAAGCACCTGATAGGATTGACAATTTTAGGAGTCCCTGATAGGATTGAAGTGCTAGAGTAGCTTGGTAGCTAAAGGCTGAAACGGAGCCTTCAACCGAAAAGGGACTTAATGCAAAAAATAAAGTTATTTTTTGTTTTAAAACTGAAATTTGCGAATCCACCGAACTTGGCAAAGATTGAGTGAGGGAAGGGCGTTTCGTCAGGAGTAGATTTAATTAAGTTTTGCGGGTTCGATTCCCGTCTGGGGACTATGATCGGACAATATATTCCTTCCCGATACCCTGAAAAGATTTATCGTGTTAATTCCTATGGTCAAATTTTCCCTCGGTGTAAACCATTGGGGATTATTAAGACTGCCATAGGAATCTACTATCACTTTGAATCAATTGATCGCCTCACAAAAGGAGAACATTTTTACTGTTTTAGAAAAGAAGATTTTCAAGAAATCTCTTGACAATTCTAGCAGAATGATATAAGATTTAAGTAATCAATTAAGGGGGAATCATGAAGCTTATTGCAAATATGAGCACTGCTAAAATTAGTTATTACGCTAATTTTTATGCTGGACAATATCGAAGTTCTAAAAAAGAATCTGGAGAAAATATACAAATAAAACGTGACGTTTTATACTCTAAAATTCGGGAGTACAACAAAGTTTTAGAACAGCGTGGACTTGAAAAAGTAAAGGTGTAAGTGTAAAATGACAACAAACTCAAAAAAGCGACTATATTGTGTAATTTTTTGGCTAACGATTTTGGCTTATTTAGTAATTATATCGGCTTTATCATTAGATGCGAACGAAGCCTATAAAGACTACAAAGTTAATTTGAGCCTATTGTACGGTATTGTTTAAAAAGTAAAGGTGTGATTATGGAAAAAAAAACTAAAAAAGCATGGGCTAAATTATCAAGTCAGGATGACATTGATAAGAACAAAGGACTTATCAGAGGGACAGATGAGCAAGAGTCTGCCAAAAGATTTAAAGCGCACCTAGAAAATTGTAGAAAACACTTAAAGGATTGGAGACAATGAGATACACGATCAGGACAATAGATAGAGAAAATAAGCCTTGCAAGATTAAAGCTTCTATGCACGAAAGCCGATTAATGGCTTATTTAGACGCTTTAAGCCGCAACGGTCATCATGGTATCGTAGTAGAGGAATCAGTAGGTATTTCTTAGTAAATTTACCCAACAGGAGTAACACATGAACACATGGCAAATAGCGGAAAAGTTATTTAATTTCTGTAAAGAAAAATACCCGGATTTAGACTGGAATTTTGATTTTACAGATAATGGCTACGAAATCATTCAATGCTTAACTTTTTCTAATGACAGCATAGAGATTAGATACGGTTTTTGTACGGGATTAGACAGACGACTTAAGTGTGTTCAGTGGCAAGATAACCAAATAGGAAGGTTTAAAATTTGGATAAATCCTCCTACTGAGTTCTGTCATGATCGGTATGAAGACATTATAGTTTTTGAGAATCTTGCCTATTATAGACATGAGCTATGGAGTGCAGAAGATTGGAAATTAGTTAGTCAATACCGAAAAATAATGTTAAATATTTTCACTTTCATTCTTGATGAAGTTAAAAATATCTAGCATTACTAGACAGAATATCTGTCTAGTAATTTTACCCAACAGGAGTAACAAGTGGACATAAAACAAGTAACAGGGAAAATATTAGAATTCTGTCACAGAAGTTATCCAAATTTAAGATGGAATTACTCTTATAGTGATATTGATAGTTGTAAGGATGTTTCACTTATTTTTGGCTCTTGCTCTTTGTTTAAACTAGAACTAGAAATTCGCTCATATGAAAAACAAGAGCGTTATTCTTACGAAAAAGAAGCTACTTACGATTATATACTAGGGTCGCTTCTAATATCTCAATCAGAAGAAAAATCCTTACTTCCCTGGTCAGGTAGTTTTCAAGTGAGTCTAAACCATAATAAGAATAGCGAGTTAGAGTTTATGATTGCAACCCATGACGAGTGGAATGATGATAGCTGGAGTGTAGTAAAACAAGCCAGAAAAATAGTGAGAGAAATCTTTAATTTTATTGAAGACGAAATCCAAGAATAGACAGGAGTAACAAGTGGACATAAAACAAGTAACAGAAAAAATATTCAATTTCTGTAAAGAAAAATACCCAGATTTAGACTGGAATTTTGACTCTGAAAATAATATAATTCAGTGTCCACTTTTTCCTGATGAATTAATAATAGAGGTTTTTCTGGATAGTCCGCTTAAGCGTATTTCATGCGAAGCATATCATGTAGGCACGTTTGAATTGTGGATAAACCCTGACGATAGCAATAACTATCCTTATGAGAATCAAATAGCATTTGATTATATTAGAAAGTCAAAATCTGATTATTTTGACAACAAATACAGAGAAACTCGAAAAGTAATGCTAGGCATTTTTAATTTCATTCTCGATGAGATTCAAGAGTAAATAGGAGTAACAAATGGACACATGGCAAATAGCTTGGAAAATATTCAAATTTTGCAGGGAACAACACCCAAATCTAAGATGGGACATCAAATCTGTAAGAAAAGACTCAACATATATTTATGGATCAGATTCTTTTATTGAATTAACATTAAGGGTTCACAAAGAATGTGAATTTGAATATATTTTAGGTTCTTCTAAAATATCACCTCCTATGCTCTGGCTAGGCACGTTTCACGTTTGGATAAATTTTGAAAAAAATAGTGACATAGATTTTACTCTTTATGAGACAGACAAAATATGGGACGAAAAAGATTGGCTATTATCCAAACAATCTCGAAAAATAATGTTAAATATTTTTAACTTTATTCTCGATGAAATCCAAGAGTAAAAACATTACTAAGAGTTAAAATAATGGCGACAAACAAAGAGTTAGGACTTCCGCCTAAAGGAACGTATCCAGCTAAGGTAATTGAAGTTATCGATAATTTTAAAGTAGTAATAAACCGTGGTAAATTAAATTGTATCCGAATAGATACTTCTCATCTAGTTTATTCGATTACAAACAAGCCAATATACGACCCGATAACTAGCGACTTCATTGGTCATCGTATTCTTTATAAAGGGTCAGGAATGATTATTTCTGTTGAAGAAAATACCTCTATTATTCAAGCTTGCAATAATTCTCGATACGACTGCAAGGAATTTGTCAATGTTTGTGTCGGCGATTTAGTTATTTGTATTTGAGGTAATAACAATGGAACTATTAAAAAAAGCGTCACTTAAAGAAATCTCTGATTTCTTTAAAAAAACTTTTGAGCAGATGAGTATCTCCGGATACGATACAGTGGACATCTCAGAGTGGGATACAGTCGCAGACGACAAATGTATTCGTTTAATAGGAACTTTGGTAATTAAAGAAGATTATCTTTACAAAACTTATGGTAAGTTAATAAAAAACAAAAAGTATGAAGTTTTGATTGAATGTCGAGAAATTTCGACTGAATATCAATTGATAAACAAATGCTTTGAAAAAATCACAATAGAAGGTACGTTAGGCGGGTCTTTGGTTGTCCTGCATTGGAACTACAGTCTTGACAGAAACAATGAAACCTCAAGATATAATCTTTATCCAAGCGGAAACAAAGAAGAGTTCGATATTTTGATTCCAGAAGCAACAAAAATAATGGAAACTATTTTAGGTTTTATCAAAACAATTAAAGCTGAGGATTAACGCTAATGAACAAAACAGAAGCATTAAAACAAATTGAGGTTTTTTGTAGAGAAACTTTTAGTCAGTCTAATTACTCAGAATGGCAAATAAAGACGGAAGACGGATTTTCCTATCTACAGGGAACACTGGAAATTTTTTGTCAAAGTCTAACTCAATGTCAATACGGGGTATGGATTGAATATCAAAATAAATATTCTAAAAAATTAATAGTTACAGTAGAAGCTTGTTTAGCTTTAGAGTATAATTCTGTACCTTATCTTAGTTGGGTTGAAATAAAATCAAACAGGAAAAAAATACAGGGAGATGGTAAACATTTGTATATTTTACTACCAGAAACAAAAAAAATAATAAAACCTATCTTAGACTTTATCGAAAATGAAATACAAATCAAAATAGATTTGTCTAAAAAGGTTGAAAAAGGTAGTTGCTTACAATTGACTATGGATTTTATTAAAACCAAAATATAATCTGAAATAAAAACATGACACTAGCACTACAAGCACAAACACTTTTCGTACCGACTAAACCACAAATTCAATTAAGAGATGACCAAAAAGCTCTTAAAAGAGAACTGTATGACGCTCTAAAAATCTACAAAAGAGCCTTAGTCGTTGCCCCTTGCGGATGGGGAAAAACAGTATTTTTTTGTCAAATAATCTACGACGCTACTGTAAAAAGGCAGCGTCGGACTTTAATCGTAGTACCTTTTACGGTACTTATTGAGCAAACCCTAGAAACTTTGGGGAAATTTGGACTATCTGCTGGGGTAATTGCTGGTAACTACAAAGAAGATAGAAACCAATTAGTACAAATTGCAACGACTCAAACCTTATCTAGAGGACGAGATATTACTTGGTTTAATCCCGAAGTAATACTAGCCGATGAAGTTCATCTATCAGCTTACTGCCAATGGTTTAAAGATAGCTTTCCCAATCTTAAAAACGGTAAGCAAACAACCTCAATTAAAGACATTCGTGACGAATTAGCAGTATTAGGTATCGCTGTAGAAAGAGAGGACATAGAACCTTACAAAATTACTTTTGAGGAAGCTAAAGAAAAATGCAAACACCTTAGTCTAGTTCACGCTGAGTCAAAAGAGATATTACAAGAAATAAACTCAGCATGGGAAGTAATTCGGAAACAACAGCACCTTTTTTCGGGGAAAACCCTACCAGTAGATAATCGTCTCGTAATTGGTCTAACAGCAACCCCGTGGCGGTTATCGAAACGTGAAGAGCTAGGAGATATATTTGAGGTTCAGGTAACTGGGCCTACTCCAAAAGAAATGATTGAACGGGGCGCGCTTGTCGGTTGCGTTTACTTTGGGACTAAAAATAAAATAAACACTAAAGGGGTAAAAATTAATGGCGGTGACTTTGATGCTAGTCAGTTAGAGATTCGTTGTCTTGAGGCGGTAAAATCAACAGTTTCCGAGTATCGCAGGCTCGGTCAAGGGAGACAGTTCGTTTGTTTTGCTGCGGGTGTAGAACACGCTAAAAGCCTCTGTACAGAATTTAACGAGAGGGGTGTTCCCACGGCCATTATCACAGCCGAAACACCAGAGCAGGAAAGAAGAGAAATATTTAGAAAAGTAGCTGAATTAAGATTGCGGGGGATTGTAAATATTAATACCTGCGGAATAGGATTTAATTTGCCCGCAATTTCTTGTATAATTCATGCCAGACCAACTAAGAGCAGAACTCTTTATATTCAGATGACTGGTCGCGGTCAACGGCTTTGTAGCTGGCTAGGCAAGATTGATTGTCTGATTTTGGATCAAGCGGGGAACGTAACCGAGCATGGATTTATCGAGGATGTAAAGTATCCTCAACTTTCTACGTCCTCTGATACCCCAAAAGGGCAAGCTCCGACTAAAGAGTGCGAAAATTGCAATAAAATAACCTACGCTTCCGCTCGTATTTGTCCTCACTGTGGCCACGAATTTCCGACAAAAGAAAAAAAACAAATCGCCAACGAAAGACTAGAGATTATAATTCACGATAAAGATAGAGAATTATACCTAGCCTACAAGTACGCTCTCAGACAAGCTTACAAAAAAGGTGAGCATATTGAAAGTGTCCGGGGATGGATGATCAAAACATTTAAAAATCCTAGACTAAGCAAAGACTGGATGCCCCCTAAATCTTGGAAGTTACACGCAATCTTCAAAAAAGACTATACTGTAAATGACTTGAATAATTACGAGGCTTACTTGAAAAGTCTTTGCAAAATTGAAAACAATAACTGGGTAAAAGCCAAAATGGCAGAGGAATTTGGAGATGGCTGGGACAATATTCGGCTCTAATGGATTATTACTGGCATCTTCCCAGGAATACAAAGAACAAATAGCGAACGAGCTATTTAGACTTATTTCTATAGGCTCTGCGCCTATTCTTTCCCGTACCCTTGCCACACCCCCAAGTCCTCAAAATATAGATAGCTACTATATTGTCCCCGCAGGAGCTACTGGGGCATGGGTGGGGAAGACTAATCAGATAGCTTATCCCGTAATTGGCTTGAATGGATTGCCTACAGGAACTTGGAAATTCTGGCAGCCTTTTGTCGGACTAACAGTTTTTCTTGTTTCTGGAGAAGCAATATTTTTTAATGGAACAAACTGGGTACTTGTTTCTAGTTTTGATCAATACTCTGGGGATATAGAAGCTCCTGCTGCTCAAATCTACCCTCTTGATTTCGCTTTATTAAGAGGTTATAATATCCTAAGTTTTAGTGCGGTAACTCAATCTGGTACAGCTACTATATCGGTTAAAATCAATGGAATAGATGTCCCTGAGTTAACCGATTTATCTATTACTTCTACTCGATTAACCGTTTCTGTGACAACAGAAAATTTTGTTAACATAGGAAACAGAGTAGAACTTGCTGTTTCTGCTGTTAATAGCCCGAAACATTTATTTTTTACTATAGGGAGAAAATATGTCTAGATGGTTGTTTTTTCCTTTTCTTAATCCTTTTATTCCTGACGGCGAATTTAAAAGTTGCCAACTAAGCAATGCTATTGTTAATAGTATGCGTCCTGTGGATACCGTAAATGGTACTTTTCTCTATTGCTCTTTTGATATAATTAATTCAGGATTTGATAGAACACCATGACTAACTTAACTAATCAAGATAACGTTGGTAATTACTATTTTGGTTATAGAGCCAATAATTTGCCCTTTGACAATGCCCAAATAGCATTAAATGCACCAACTCTTGTGAATTGGATTAATGCTTGTTTTGGAGACACTTATGCCGTAGTAAGTTCCGGTACGAATAGTTTTAATCTTATACTGCCTCATCCTAACGAAGTTCTTACTCCACCAGCGACATCTGTTACGCCGTGGCCAGATAGTAAACGCAGATTTACAGAGAGTGATATAAACGGCATAGCTTCAGGAAGCTCTAATAATCCGGTTTCCTATTTAATACCAGGCGGCGGACAAAGAAGTATTGATTTAAACTCTAATCCAAATTATGTCTATTACGCAGTATTAAATAATTTTTCTTTAAATATCTTTTATTGTCGATATAATTCATCTGGGTTAATTCCTGATGTGGCTAGTGTATTTACAAGCATAGGATTTTTAAAAAATCCTTTATATCCATCATCTAGTTTTGTCCGAAATGCCTATTATTATAGTTTAGGTTGTTCTGAGAATAACTGGACGAATGGTGGAGGCCACCCTGAAGTCTTGGGAGTTCAAGCCCCATCACTCAAATATTTAAGAGTTCCGAATGTGTCAACTCCTGTTACCGCCGATCCAATTGCAAACTATGCTATTTCTTGTCAGACGGCTACCCCCGGAGCCAACACCACAGATTTGGTGCTTCGAGACGATGAGGCTCCAAACAAAGCCATCGGAATTGTTTCTAATGTACTCAAAACAACCCTAAATATTCCCGTGGGACAAATCTATAGAAATACAGGGGTTGATCCTGATGGTTCCGATAATCCGAGTTGGATGTGTGTCGGAAAAATGGGGAACGAATCTATATTAATGCGAGCATGGGCTACAGGGTTAGTTTAGCATGATCTATTATCACGTTTTTGGAACTGCTAGAGAAAAAAGCTTAAATGGAAGTCAAGATAATCCTATATTTTGGCGTACTGGCATACCGATTTCGTGGGACAAAGAACCGACATTAAAGCCTGTTGGTGGAATTAATCTATTTGGTCAATTTTGGAAAATAACCAGCAAATACGGGCAACAAGTAAGTATTTTCTTTATTCCTTCTAATCAGTATAACTCTCGCTATACTGGTTCAATTGCTGACACAATCCCCTTAGAGAGAACCAGTAAAAACTACACTTATTCTGGTACTGTAAGCGAGCCCAAGAAACTTGCTTACAATGTTATAATAATTGACATCATTCGTGTCACTGATCCAGTTGATTTTCCTGATGATCCTTACCCAGTAAATATTCCTCAATTTCCTATTATTCCAGATAAAGACTATCAAACAGAAATTCAGTTTTCTAATTCTTTACTAGAAAATACAAATGGGGCAGAACAACGAATAGTGGAATGGTCTAGTCCTGTTAGAGTGTTTAATCTTGCTCGAACTACGTTACAACCTGATGATTTAAATGCTATTCTTGACTTTCATGAAGAAATGAAAGGATCGAAAAAAGACTTTCTTTATCGTGACCTTTCTGATTATCAAGTAAAAGGAATTTATGAGTGGCTAATTTATTGTCGATTAAGCAATGATAATGTTAATAGTTTCCGTCCTGTAGATACGGAAGATGGTACTTTTCTTTATTGCTCTTTTGATATAATTAATTCAGGATTCGATAGAACACCATAAACAGCGATTTTAACATGACTTCTTTTATCCCAAATGGTAATTTTGTTTATTGTCGTTTCGATATAGATAATTCAGAGTTTAGTAGAAATGCTACCGAGCTTGTTACCGAATTCTACACAGAAGGAGTATTTTCCCCGGAACACGATGGGGTGAAAACAGAATTTATTTTGATTAAAAAATATTCCTGCGGCAATAACGTTCATCACAGGCCTATTCTTTATCCAGATATTGATAGCCTAAAAATCTATCAAGGAACTACAGAAATACCACCGTCAGAATATATAGTAGCTCCTGGTAAAATAGTTTTTAATAATCCGCCTCCTAGCACCCCCAAATTAACTTGGGAAGGCACTTTTAAAGTATTATGTCATTTTGAAGAAGATAAATTAGATTATCAGCCTATCACAAAAAATAGAAATAACGCTATTTTTTCTATCCCTAAATTAATTTTACGAGAATCAAGAATTGAACCTGAAATTGCATTGCTACCTGGTGATGTTTTTTATCCAAATTTAAATCACGATTTTAATTTAAATCTGACTAAAAGGTGTACAATTTCTCCTAAATTTGAGACAAATATTATTAGCTTATCTAGTGGAGAAAGAAAAAGATTTTCTCGGAGAAATATTCCCTCTGATATTAGCTCTTTACAACAAAGAAAAACTTTATCTCAAAAAGATATTGATTATTTGATTGCCCTATGGTTGTGTGCTAAGGGGGCAGGAGCGAGATTTCGTTATCCTGATTTAGTTAACGATTTATCAATTTTGTCCCGATTTAACTCTGTTTCTTTGAGCTACCAAAACCAAACCTCTTTACAAATTTATTCACTTGGAGAATTACAGATTAGGAGATTTACCGAAGAAATACAACAAGATTCAGGGTTAGAAGATTCTTTTGCAAATCCTGTTTTAACGCTTTGTTATTGCGTTTTAATTGAACTTACAAACGGAGAAAAGCTCGGTTATACAAATTTTTCCCAAGACTTAAAAATTGGTGGGGTAGTATTTCGGGCAAAGCAAGCTCTTGATCCGACTGCAATAGAAAAGCAATTAGGAATACAATCGGATAATCAAGAATATAGAGGTGCTTTTAGTGATAATATTGACGAAAATTTACTTTTTTCTGATAGATTTAGAGAAGCTAGAATTATCACAGCAATTGTTGATTGGCAATATCCTCCTAATTCACTCTTGGATCTTCCAGACGAGCAAATACAAATAGGTTATGTGGGGGAGATTAAATCACTTGGTGGCGAAAGCTATACGCTTGAAAATCTTACTGCCTCTAGTATTAATTTAAGGCAAAGTAGAGATGAAAAAACATCACTTTTTTGCCAATGGGCTTTTGGACAGGATAACGGTGATAACTCAGGATGCCGTAAACAAGTACCATTTTACGAGACTCAGGTTGCTGGTGTTAATAGTCGGAGAGACTTTGAGGTGTGGGGAGAATATCAAAATCTTGCTTGGGGAAAATGCACATTTACAGACGGAGCAAATAAATCAGCTACTTACGCAATTTACCGAACTGTTTCAATATTTGGAGGTAAAACTAATATTCAGTTATTTACTGAAGCATCTGGCCCCGTAGCTACCCACGATGGCGTAATCCTTACTGCTGGCTGTGACAAAACTTACAATACTTGTAAAAACACTTGGAATAATGCTATAAATTTTGGAAATATCCCCAGTTTTGGCAACTTTATGCCTGGGAATGACTTTTTGTTAAGCTCTCCAAAGCAAAGCTAAGTTTTTCTAAAAAATTAATTTCAATGCATAAATAACAGTAAAAGCTCTAGAATAGTTTTATTGATGTTTCCCTTCTGCCATGTATTATATTTCTGTTGCCAACCAAAGCCATCCCCCTTATGTCGAGAATCACGATTTAAAAATAAATTTTGACGATCTTGGGACTGTCGTGGCTATCGCGATAGCATTACTTAGTATGTTTTCAAAAAATACTAAATCACAAGCCAAAGAACTTGATCACGAAACCTTCGAGAAAACATCAAGGAAGATGGAAACTCTTGAACAAAAACTAGAGAAAATGGTTGAAAAACTATCAACAGGAATAGAAAAATTGACTACATTAACAGCGCAACTTGACAAAGAGATAAGTCTTATTAAAGCCAAACAAGAAACTTTCTCTTCTATTTCTGATCAAATAGAAGGACTTCGCAAAAGACAGGAAGAACTTGATATACGAATCGGAATACTTGAGCATAAACCTTAACAGAATTGTCAACTTTACTAACTAAATTACCATGAAATTTCTAGAAGCGAATCGCAACACTATTTTAAAATCGCACCTAACAGACTCCAGTTCCGAAAGTCTTCCCCAAGACTTTAGAACAATCCAAATTAAAGCTGGACAAAAAGTGATTTATAATCAGATTGTCAAAAGAGAAAAAAATCACTATTTGCTAGAAATAAAGCCCCCGATTGAGGGTAAATTTAATTGGTACGCTTTTGCTAGTCACTTTGACGACCCTAATCCCCCTGTAGTCCGCAAGGATCAAGTTGAGGGTGTGTTTAATAGGCTTAACGATAAAATTACTGATTTTCAGTTTCAAAAACTAGATGAGTGCCTTAAGAGATTTGACATTACCACAGTACAAAGAATTCGACATTTTTTAAGCCAAATAGCCCATGAATCAGCTGGCTTAAGGTTTATGGTAGAAATCCACGACGGCTCAAATTATGAAGGACGAAAAGACTTAGGGAATACCAGACCTGGTGACGGCAAAAAGTTCAGAGGTGTAGATGCTATTCAAATGACTGGCAGAGCCAATTATCTGGCATTTGCTAACTATATAGGCGATCAGCGTGTTATGGAAGGTTGGCAATATGTCAGCGAAAGATATTTATTTTTACCATCTGGACTTTGGTGGATGAACAATAAAATGAACGAGTTGTGTGACTGTGGGGCAACCGTTGAACGAATTACCCGTCGTGTCAACGGTGGTACAAATGGACTAGCCGAAAGAAAACGATATTATGAGAGGGCGTTAAGATTTATCTAAAATCTTGACAATTCAAAAAGTAATCTGTATTATTTAGTTAGGTTAAGAGGTCATCATGAAAAAAGAATTTCGTCCGTTAATTCTAGAGACAGTAGAAGGTTATAGAGAATTTATTAACTGTTACGAAATTGTTACAGTCACTCACTGTCCCGTAGGGGATAATTATGTAGTTGATGCGACCTCAAAAGTAGGGATAGCAATATCTAAAGAAGCTGGAAATATCTTGATGCAACTACTTGTCGATCCCCTTTTCTTTTCTTCTGATTCCATTGACCAAATAAAATTCATTAAAACCAATGGTGATTTTCTTCATTAAAATAAATTTTTTCAGTGTTCTCCTTGGGTGATTTAAAACAGACCATCAACAAAATGGTCTGTTTTCTTATATCATAGACATAGTGCATGGCAGTTCTAATGGCAAAAAAGAAGAAAAAGGATGACAAATTAAGAGGCTCTCAGCGATCCCTTACTTCACCTAGTATCGTGTCGGTATCACGTCGCTACGATTTGGAGATTACGGAAAATCCTATCCGTGATCCGAGAATATCAAGAGAATTAATCGAACTTAATCAATGGTGCTATGAAGTGATCCACGCCCTTGACATGGCCGCTTCTGATACCTTTGCATCTGACGATGGAGACGATCAGGGATGGATAGTGGCAAAAACCCTTGATGATGAAGAAACTCCTATTAACCCAGAAGTATTTGCCATTGCAGAAGATATTAGGTTAAGAAAACAGAATTTTTCAACCTACATGATTGGTGGGGATAGACTCAAGAAAGCCCTAAGATGGGCATTAGGGAAGGGAGAATGTTTTCTAGAGTTAGGCATTGAACGAGAAGGGTTATCTGCCAACAAGTCTAAAGATTTTGGTGTAGCAAAGACTCTTTATTTGCCTACCTTTGAGATGTTTAGGAAAGAAACAGATCAAGGGGAACTAATTGGGTTTGAGCAAAGGAAATACGTTTCGGAATCTGATCCTGATTATTTTTTTGAACCCTATAAAATCTGTCATATTCGCCATGAACCTGATTTTCTTTATGGTCGCTCTCTTTGGTTAGCTTCTTTAGATGCTTGGGCTGATGTTAAACAAGCTTTCGATAATTTGATTAGGGCATCCAATGACTTAGGAGTTTCCCCGACTCTTCATATTATGCCAGGAGTATCTAGAGAACAGTCTGAGAGTTACGAACGAGACTTAGGAATCCGTAGGAAAAGTGGTATTATAACCGACCATATTCTCAGCTATCCTGGGCAAGATATTCGTAAAATGGCTAATTTTAACCCTGATTTAACAGGGCTAATTGATACTCTTTTGCAATGCCGGTACAAGCTAATTATCCCTGGATTTCCGACCTATTTCTTCCCAGGATTAGAATCAAAAGGGGGAACTAAAGAGTTATCCCGGTCGCCTGATCGTCGCTATTCTAGGATGAGATACGGATGGTGTCAGCTTCTTAGCGGTGCTATCAAACAGGTAATTGACACAGAAATCATTCTCAGAAAAGGATTAGATTTTTATGCCGAAAATGCTAGAAATAAATATCGGATACTGTGGCCAGAATGGAGTGAATCTATTGATGGTATGTCTGGGGGAGAAGTTGAAGACACTGACTCTGATTTAACCGATGAAGAAACTAATAAACAACCTGTTAAAAAAATAAATATAAATCAAAATGATTAATCAAATTATTCACGGTGATTGTTTTGATGTTTTAAAAAATATTCCTGATAATTCCATTGATTTAATCCTTACCGATCCTCCCTATGGACTTTCGTTCATGGGTAAAGATTGGGATCATGGTGTACCCGGTGTACAGTTTTGGATTGAAGCTTTACGAGTCGCTAAACCAGGAGCGCACCTATTTGCTTTTGGTGGGACTCGTACTTTTCACCGATTGGCAGTAGCGATCGAGGACGCTGGTTGGGAAATCAGAGATACAATTATGTGGGTCTATGGGTCGGGGTTCCCTAAGTCACACGATGTAAGCAAGGCGATTGATAAGTGCAATGGCGAAACGGGCCGACTGCACAAGTTCACGGACTGGATGAGAACCACGGGGCTTACTGCGCGGCAGCTTGATCAGATTACCGATACCAACATGGGCGGACATTATTTGACAGCGGCCAGCCAACCTGCGATCCCCACTGCTGCCCTGTGGGATATGGTTCGGCCGCACTGTGGCGAGGTTCCGGCATGGGTTGATGAGATAGTGCAGCGGATTGAAGCCGAGCGTGAGGTTGTGGGTAAGAGCATAAGTGGTAAGACCGCAATATGGCAAGAACAGGGAGGCATGGGCGACTTTAACATCACCGCCCCCGCCACCCCCGAAGCGAAGCAATGGCAAGGCTGGGGGACTGCTCTAAAGCCGGCATGGGAACCAATCATTGTGGCTCGTAAACCTCTCGCTGGCACGGTAGCTGAAAATGTCCTACAGTGGGGAACTGGGGGGATTAATATCGATGGGTGTCGGGTGGGGACGAATGACGGACTTGAGCGCCCTTATGGCGGCGAGAACAAGGTTTATGGCAGCTATGGTATGGAACGCGGAACCAGGACCGGCGATGCGCTCACCGGCCGCTGGCCTGCCAACTTCATCCACGACGGCAGTGAGGAGGTGGTGGGGTTGTTTCCGCAGACGGCAGCCAGCAAAAGCGGGGGCAAAGCTGGCTGGCAAGACCAGTACGTAGGCGGGCCGTATAAGTTGATTGAACGCACCGGATACGACGAGGCCCCCGGCAGCGCCGCACGTTTCTTCTACTGCGCTAAGGCCAGTAAATCCGAACGCGGTGAGGGCAATATTCATCCTACGGTAAAACCACTAGCATTAATGAAATATCTCACAACTCTAGGGTTGCCTCCCAGTGGGACAGTCTTAGACCCTTTTTGTGGTTCTGGCACTACTGCATTAGCCTGTAAGGAATTAGGTAGAAATTATATCTGTATCGAGAAAGAGTTAGAATATTATCGAATAGCTTGTAACAGATTAGACCAACCTATAGAACTTATTCCAGATGAACCGATAGAGGAAATAATAGATAATTCTCCATTACAGTTAAAACTGTTTTAAATTTGATAAAATACAGTAAAGCCAAGAGATAATTATGACAAATCTAAAAGCTTATGTTGTTTCCGATTCTAATAATCATGTTCTAGTCGCCAATATGACCGAACTGGAGGTTATTGAAGCTTTAAAAGATGAGGTGTCTAAGCTAAAAGCTCAGTCGGTGAACTTAACAAAGCAGAAACAGAAGCGTAAGTGGATTAGGGAACTGTCAAGAGTTATTTCTTGTCAGTCAAGAGTTATTATTTAATTTAAAGAGAAAATCCATGAATAACAATAACTTTGACGCTATTATCGAAGATTTGAGTATCGAAGACTTGAGAGCCGAATACGCCGAATTAACCGACTCATACGATAGCCTGATGTTTGATTATGAAACATTAAAATTAAAGATAAAAATGTTAGAAATTAAAAACCGTAACCTAAAAGCTAAACTCAATAAATCAGAAAAAACCCAAGAATTAGTTTATGACGGATTAGGAGATAAATAATATGACAGATAAATTTAACCCAGAAGATAAAAACTTACAGCCAATTAGTCAGTTGCTAGGGAGAGCCGAAGTAACAGCTAATGACATCCAAAAAGCTATCGATGACTGGAAAAAGAAACCTCCGGATGATGAATTTAAAAACCTATTAGAACCTGAAATAAGTTATGAGTGATTTTTCTTTTAACCCTGCAACTCGACGCTATCGAGACAATCGAACGGGGAGATTTGTCTCTACTGAAAAAGTTAGACAAATCTCCCAACAAACTATTAATGCCCGTACTCAAAAAACAGATAAACTTACCCGTGACCTTTTACAGGAAAAAATAACTGTCAGCGAGTGGGAAGAGAAAATGTCGTTTGAGATTAAAGACTTGACTATTCAGCTTTATCGAGTTGGCAAGCCTGATATGAACGCTTCTGACTATGGCAGAATTGGTCAGATGCTTAGAACACAATACGCACGATTAAGAAAGTTTTCCCGTGATATTATTCTTGGTACTCAATCAGAGGCTCAAATAATCAACCGCTCTAAACAGTACGTTGCCAAGTCTAGGGAAGCTTTTGAGGAGGGAAGCCGGAGAGGACACGCTCTAGTCAACAAGTGGGAAAAGAGAATAATTACCAAAAAAGAATCTTGCCAAGAGTGTCTTTTTTATGAAAGTGCCGGCTGGCAGCCTATTGGAACACTCCCCCGACCGACTGAAAGATGCACTTGTCGGGCTAATTGCGGTTGTTACTTTATTTTTTCTAACTCTAGGACACGACCTACTCAGAATATGCTTTCGTTAAACTTTGGATGGACCCAATAAAAAACGCAGGGTATCAATCCTGCGTTGTTTCCTCAGCTATACACTTTCTATGGAGACAAATATTTTGTATTGAAATTTTATATTTATAGGTTGGGCTGGAGACGACACTATTAATATAGATCAACCAACCATAAACGTCAAGTCTTTAGATAGAATTATTTATATAAGTATTTTTTATTGACATGGAACTAAAACTAACCCGCGCTGAATTAGAGATATTGCTACAGACCCGTCATCCTACCGACGACGAGATGCAATTAATCAATCAATTCAAACCCTACGGACTCGATCCGTGGGAATCATCGGAACTGATGCGATTTGCTTTAATTGCTTCAAATAACTTAATTCACAGTTCTGGCCAGGTATGGGATAAAAATGTTTTAGAAACTATGGTAGCTAGTTACCCTGGATGCGCTTTGATGATCGATCATGAATGGAAAGATCAGACCAAAACTTTTGGGATGATCTATGATTCTTTTATTTATTCCTTGCCTCGTGTAAGCAAAGAAGGGATAGCACGAATCCTCGAAAAATCTCCTAATCCAAACGAAGATTATCGAATAATTCAAAAAGACGGCTATCATCAGGTCTTGGTTTTCGGTTTTGTAGAAGCGACTCACCCGATTATTTCAGAAATTTCCTATGGCAGAAAAGCCGATGTTTCAATGGGGGGAATTTTTTATGGCGAGTCGATTTGTCCTATCTGCGATATTCCTTACAGTGATCCTAAATGTCCTCACTACCCCCCGTATATGGCAGGGCTAGTAGATGAAGAAACCCTAACCCCTTACTATCGCCGTTCCGGAAAAATGGATTCTATCGAATGCAGTTTTGTTGCCAGTGGCAGTTGTCGCCAAGCAAGATTAATAGATTCCCGTCTCAATACTTTTGTTTTTACCTAAAACAGAAAGTTCTGTAGTACAATTATATCTAATAGTTAGTGATCAGCAATCAGTAATGAATACCCTAAAAGAAATCAAACGGGTTACTCCCGTAGTTATTAAAGATTCAGCAGAAGGAAGTGATACTCCTTCTCAAGAAGAAATCTACACTCTGACTCGAAAAGCCACTTTTCGAGGTGATTTAAAGTCTTCTGAGGGTGGTGTACCAGTTAAAAATTCCGACCCTGATCCCACTCCCGCCCCAGTCTTTGATCCCAAAATGATTCAAGAGATTGTACAAAACACCGTAGCAGAAACCGTAGCTTCGGTAAAACAAGCGATGGAATTGGAAAAACAATCGGCACTAGAATCCCAAAAGCAACAGTTTGAAACTACGAAAGCTACCCTAGAAGCTTCTCTCAATTCTGCCACGGAAGCTATCCAAGAATCCCACAAAAAAATCGCTCAACTAGAAACTAAAGTCACTGAGTCGGAAAAAACGATTAATAACTTTGCTGACTTAGGAAAGCTTTACGGTTCTCAAACACCCGAAAAAATGCAGTTGCCTAACTTCAATAAAACCGTCGCTCATGATGCTGATAAAATTACAGGTGCGCTTGACGAAACCTTTGATTTGATTGAAGACATTCAGAAAAATTCTGGTGTAATCTATTCGGCTCCTGTAATGGGCGGTAATCAGACAGTAAACCTGTACGATAAAGTACGATTAGATCGCCATGTTAAAAATAACCGGCAACAGATTGTCAACTCTTTAGATGATTGGGGTCGCAAACAAGGCTGGTTCAGAGGGACTCGTTCGGCTCCTGTAATGGGCGGTCAAGTTTCAAAAAATGCCCCAACGACTGCGGCGGATTTGCCTCCGTTTTTTCTTGACACTTTGTCAGCAATTCTCCGTACAACTCAAATCCCTGGGTTTGCCTTTTGGCAGATTCCTAATTACGCATTAGACTTTACGGCTCGTAATGGAACTGTTATCCGAATTCCTCGATTAAATTACCTAACAAGTTCCCCGTCGGTAAGCGATTATCAACTATCAGGAAAGGGTGAGTATGCTGATCTGACTTCTGAATCAGATAATAATAGTGCGTCTAGCGTATCGGCAGAAATCTTTGAATATGGGCGCGGTAAAGTAGGTGCTACTACTGCAATCCGACCTGTTTCTATCCCAACTTTCACTGAATATTTTAGTGCGATGGGAATGATTGATTGGATGCAGAATACGCTGTATTACGACTATGCAAGTTTTGATAATACCATGATCAAAACGATGCTTGATAGCACGTCACTGCATTTGTATAACAAAAAAGGCAGTCTTGTTACTTCTCCTACTGGATTATCAGCAACAGGAGATGATGGAACTTTTACCAAAGGATTCTTGCGGCGATTATATCAATACGCCCACGATAACAAGTTCCAGATGTATCCCGACCAGACGTATTTGCTATTCTTAAATTCGACTCAAATTCTGCAATTAAAAGAGAGTTATAATGACGATTGGCAAGCAAATACGACTCGCGATCTTGACGCTTTACTAAATATTCTCAATCCATCCTATATTCCCCCTGGGGATACTGGAAGGGTTAACTCGTATTTAGGGTTGGTAGAAAAATTCCATATTTTTGAAACTGGGCAAAGCGTCGGTGTCGGAGCGGCTGGTCAACCCGGTGTTCAAAGTGAAACATTGGGCGGTTCTTTAGGTGCTAGAACTACCCGTACTGGTTATTTAATTGGAGCCGGTGCGTTAGGTGTTGGTGTAGGGATGCCGTTTCAAATCACTTTTGATAATGTCACTCAATTTGATCGTCGGATTCGCGCAACTTGGTTAGCGTGGCTCGGCTACAAAACTCTTGACGTTGATCCCGTAGGTACTGGGGAAGCCTCTCAGCAGTTACGAGTAGCTGAATTACGCACCCTAGATGTAGCGGTATAAACTTTATCTTTCTAACAATTATGGCAAGCAAAGAAACCCTCGAAGAAACTTTACCCACTGTGACAGGTGGAACTAAAAACCTTCCCCTGACAAATGGAACCAATGAAGTTACTTATAACAATCTGAAAGCGCTAGGTTATCCAGTCTGTAACCGGTGTAAAGGTCAACTCAGAACTGATCTCGATCATCGTCCATTTTGTCCAGTTAACGACACCAGTTGTCCTCTATTGAGCAAAATTTCCTAATGATTTTTAGCATCGATGACCTCTCTATTTTCGCACCATCAGTATCTTTACCAGAAGATGCCGTCACTGGTGCGATTTACTTTGTCCAGTCAATTATCGAAGGCGATAGAGGAGCGGATCGACCTTTAGAAATTACCCGCCATAGAGAAAAACTAAAAGTTAATCTAAAATTCCAAAATTTTAGATTAACTTATGTCAGCATAAATACTCCAATTATCAGCAATCCTGCTCCGATAATTAAAGCTAGATTAGGCAATATTACCGATGGATTTAATCGGGCTATCGCTCCTGATAGTTGGCAAGTTTTAGGTTCTAACGACTACATAATCGATATAGACGGGCAAATTCACCTATCTACTGCGATTGGTAGATCGTGGGGGTATGGCGGCTATCACGGCTATAGTCGTGAACCATATCCTGAGTTTTCCGAGGCTGATGTGGAGTACTCCAGTGGCATTGATTTCTCTCAAGATACCCGACAAACAAAAGAGATAAAAGCAGCTTTTGGCCGTATTTTAGATTGGGTATGTAATACTGGTTCTTTTAGAGGTGTTTCGTCAGTTGAATTACCTTTTGAAGAGGCAAAAATCAATTATGGGACTGGTCAACTTGGTACAATTCCTGATGATTTGCTAATGATATTTAAAAAGTATCGCCCAATAAGATTATGAAAGCAATTTTTATCTGTCCACTTCCGCCGACTCTTAATGAACAAATAAGATACGCTCGTGCAAATAAATTTAAAAGCGCAACTACTAAAAAAGAATGGGACTTTGATATACAAAAACTTATTATAGAACAAAAAATTCCACGTTTTCCTGACAAAGTATGGATGCTTTACGAATGGCGAATTAAAAACTTTGGACGTGACCCTGATAATGTTTGTGGCAGCGCAAAATATGTTAATGACGCACTGAAAAAGACAGGAGTTATTGTTGACGATAATTTAAAATATATCTATGGATACGATTCAATATTCACAAAATGGACGAAAGACGAATTAAAGTTAACAATTAGTGATAAACCAATTCTAAACAAAATTTTTATAGAGGATGATAATAGCAATGTTATATCTTAAATTAGACCCGTCTATTGTCTGTGTTTTGATTGTTTTCGCCTGCTTGATTCATTCTTTCTTTACTCCTGAAACTACTGACACCTACGGCAATGTTATCGTAGCAATTGTTTCAGGATACCTCGGCTACTTAAAGGGTTCCGACACTTAACTACCCTGATCAAATCTTGCATAAAGTTTAATTCTCCGTCCTAGTTTTGCGGCAATTCCTAGCTGCTGGCTTGTCGGAGACTCAAACACATTTAACTGTCTGACAAGACCGATTCTGTTATTAATTGTTACTTGTAATTCCCCTGTAGCCTGAATTGGGAACGGGTAATCTTTAGGCTTTACCAATCTTCCCTCAAAATATTCACAATCGAGATAACTACCTTCTTCTACTTCTGCCACAGGCGGTTTTGACTGTTGCAACCAACAAGCAATTACTACAGACTCTATAGAAGATGCTCGCATAATAGGATTACCAACGGCATCGGTAGTCATGGTAGAGCCTGCAGCTACAGAAAAGGATAGAGAAGCATTAGCCTTAATTGTGGGATTTTCTAGAAACTTTCCCGCAACTCCAATAGCACTGTCGAACATTTGTATTGATATAAATTTTTCTAATTTTAGTGTATCAAAATTATCTTGACAATTCAAGTAAGAAGGCGTATAGTTGAGTTATGGTAAATTTGTAGAAACAAGATAAAATTATGTCAAAACAATTACTGATAGATTTAACATTTTTCATGTTAAATATTGCGATAGTAGTTCTATGGGTTTCTTGGCTTTTCTTAGAAAGAAGTTAACTTATAAAGCCAAATAGTTGTCTAAAGGAGGTACATCATGGACAAATCCAAGCTTCATAAAACCTCGTTATCTCTTGGAGTAAAAATGGGAACCACATTAAGTTATGTAGTTTTTTGTAACTACTGTGGTTTTGAAATTCAAGAATGTCCAGACATTAAAAGCATTGAACTGCTAAAAAATGTTATACAGGAAATTGTCGAGGTTAATCCGATAAAAAAGTACACGCAAGCAAACTGGAAAAATTGGATAAAAACCAGTCAATTAATTATTCCAAATTTTAATGGCGTATGGGAGGAATTAAAGAAAATTAGGCAAAACTATTTCAGAAAAACAATACAAGAAATGTGGCAAAAAATGAACGACTTTGACTACAGTCAATACGAATATGATATATACGAAAAACGATGGGACGAGAAAGCGTGGGATGAATTTCAGAAATCATGGGAAAAAGATTGCAGAGAAAGACAAAGAAAACTGGCTAGAGAGCTAGCCCACACTAACGACCTGTGGGAAGTTTTAGTAAAGACAAAGCAAAAAATCACCTACTCTCATTCCCTAACAGATAATTTAAGCGATCTTGATCCTTGGACAAGAAACTTAGTGGGAGTTGTTGATTTAGGCTCAGAAGACTCAAAAGAATCGTATATTGATTATTTAGTGGAGAAGTATCAGTGAAGCAAGTCTTATTCGATAGTGATGTATTGCTAGATGTTTTGGGTAAGCGTAAACCACGTTTTCGAGCAAAGAGCATCTGTACAAGCATTAAATACAGTTAAGACAGGTAAAACTCAAGCAGAAAAAGATATTAATTGATAATCGAAAAGAGCTAAAACATGAGTATCAAACAATTTCAAATAGAGTTTAGTGGGAAAAGCTCAGAACGTCTCGAAGAAATATCTCAGCAGTTGAATTTATCGGGGCTGAAATTATTCGCAAAGGATTAAAGTTTATGGCTTTATACGCTAAATCTCAGGTAAAAAAAGATACTCGGTTAATACTCGAAAAAAATGGCGATCAAAAAGAGATAATCATCTAAAAGAGGTGTTATGGTATGGATGCGAATCTAATAAAAAACCTTAAAAAAGACTTAATAGAATTAAGAAGTCAAATTTGGGATAAAATGTCGGATGCTCAAAAAGAACAATATTATCAAGATGAAGCTAACAATGCTATCAGCCTTGAAAACATTATTTCTTTTGTACATGAATACTCTGATAGAATAAAAAAAGAAATTGATAATCCTAATTTTCAGAATTTATTTGACAGAAGATTAGAGATGAAAATCACTTGTTTTGACAATTTTTGGGAGGAATTAGACAATGGAAGATAAATTCACGCTAGAAGATTACATCTATGTTCCCATTGAACCAGAAATGGCAAGAAAGCTACTCAAACATCACGGAAAAGACTGGGAACCCTTTGACGAATTTAACGGTTTTTATCATTGTCTAAAACAAACATTGGAAGACTTTGATAATAGATTTGAGCCTCAAAAAGAAGAGTCTGAATTTTAACTTAGGAGTAATCATGTCTCAACCTATCGAACTTTCTTTAGAACAGCAGTTCAATATTCGTTCTTTTCAGATTCAGGTAGAACAAATGAGCCAAGAGCAAGCGCAGGATTTCCTGATCAAGCTTTACGAACAAATGATGGTCAGAGAAAATATGTACAAAGCTTTTCTTAAACATCAATGGGGATTAAGTGATAATCCGTGGCAAAAAACAAAGTAATACTACAGTGCCAGTTGTCGGTTATCGGATCAATGTACACTAACCCAAAAAACCAATGAGAACCATCTGGAAGTACCCTATAGATACAACTCCTTGTTGCGAGATTGAAATGCCTTTAAACGCAAAGATATTATGCGTTCAGTTGCAGAATAATATTCCTACACTTTGGGCATTACTAGAAACAGAAGAACCTAAGAGGATTTTTGATATTTTGACTTACTATACTGGTAGCTATTGGATAGATAAAAAAGGACAATACATTGGAACTTATCAACTAGCTGGATTGGTATATCATGTATTTGTTAGACCTCATCCTGTATCTCCTCGGCTAAACCTTTCGTATATTTGTTAAAGTTTCTGATCGCATCCCTAATATTTGCCTTTCGTAAAAAATTCTCAAATAAAGAGGGACTTATAACTATCGCAGAAATTGACAAAAGAATATTGATTCTTTTTCAAAAAGTAAGAGAATTGCTTGCCAATGAAAAAGAATCAATCAAAAAAACATTAGCAGAAATAAAATCTTTTGAACAAAGTAGAGGTAAAATCAATTATGACTCTTGAAGAAATCAACGCAAAACTGGACTTGCTTCTAGAAGAAATAGAAAACTGGAAACCTAAATCTGATTTATTTCCGAAAGAAATAGAAACTTGGAAGCAACCCAATATTAAAGAAAAGGGAAAAGCCAATGTTTAATGCAATCTACAAGCCCAATCAGTTGATTTTAGGCAGTGGCTATATTGCTATCTGTACAGGATGGACTCCTGCTAAGTCAGTAGCCGCAAAACTCGATCCCTCTGATTATGCTGTGATTGGCAATCTTTATAGTGCATCAAGGGGAATTAACTTTTTAGTTCGCAATTTGTTAGCCAATCCTCACGTTCGCGATCTTGTTGTAATGGATTCAACCCAAGAAGACAAAAATTCTGGTAGTGTTCAATGCTTGAAAGATTTCTTTGAGAATGGAGTTTATAAAGGGAAAAATGATGTAGGGAAAGAGTGTTGGGTAATTGATTCTTTAGTGAAAGGATATATTGATATAGATATTCCTTTAGAAGTTTTAAATCAATTACGGTCTTCTGTTACTTTAAGAGATAGTCTCACAACTTACGCAATTCTGATGTTGAGGCTATCAGTTTATGGTGCTAATAAACCGTGGGCAGAACCAATGGTTTTTCCCTACAATGAACCTACATCAGAGGTAAAACCTGGACCGCTCTATGGTCATCGGATCGAAGGTAAAACCATTGCTGAAACTTGGATAAAAATACTGCAAAGAATCAAAACTACTGGCACTATCAGACCTACTGGCTATGACGGTAAATGGCAAGAATTAATTGATTTAATGGCGATAGTTACCGATGAACCAGAAGACTTTTATTTTCCAGAACCTAATTACTTACCTTTAGATAAAAAATATCTAAAGAACTATATCCCACAAATACTTGATGATGCCAATTATCGGGAAGGAGTTAAATATACCTACGGTCAAAGATTACGCTCTTGGTTTGGTCAGGATCAGATTAAAGCAGTTATCACAAAATTAATCAAAGAAATCGACTCTGCCAGTGCCGTTATGTCCCTTTGGGATAGCGGGAGTGGAAACTATCAAATACTTGCCGAACATGATAGTTGGCGTGGACACGATCATAATACAATCGCGCGAGGAGAAAGAAAAGGGGGTGACTCAGATCATAATCACGGCGGTTCACCTTGCCTTAATCATACCTGGGTAAGAGTAGTAGATAATGAACTGTCTTTAACAGCTACCTTTAGAAGTAATGATATGTTTTCCGCTTGGCCGGCTAATGCAATGGGATTACGGGCTTTACAGCGTCATATCAGAGATGAAATTGCTAGTGAATCTGAGTACGATTTAACAATGGGTCCACTGATTACTATTAGTCAATCAGCCCATATTTACGATGACTGTTGGGAAACCGTAGAACAATTACTTGCTAATCAATACCAATCAATTATTAGTCAAGAGTTTCGAGGCTACAGTGACCCTGCTGGTAACTTCTTAGTAGAAACAGATGGCAATAATATCACAGTCAGCCAGCTAACTCCTAGTGGTGAATTTGTGGGAAAATGGGAAGGTAAGAATCCTTTGAAGCTAATCCGTCAAATAATTGCCGATTGTCCCAGTATTCAATCTTTTCATATCGGCTACCTAGCTAGAGAAATTGAACGGGCATCTCAACTAAAAACAAATTACACTCAGGATAAATAAATGCCAACACAAATCATCCCAAAAGGACAATCCTTTCCCGACGGCACTTATCTGTATAAATGCCCTTGCTATGTTAATCCTTGCAACCTGTGTTTTAACGGCAATGAGACTGCTATAATTAACTCTTTAAAGACAGCAAAAGGACAACAATATTATGGCAACTTAAAAGCTTATTTGGCTATAAAAGGACAGATCATTATATCTACTGCAAAGTCAATAAAAGAAAAAAATAACGGCAAATTTACAATGATTAATATTACAGAATTAGCTGATACTCTAGGGTTTCCTAGAACACGAATTAAACCTTTAATAGAATATTTAGAAGAGTGTGGCTTTATAAAAGCTGGAACTTATGATAGACTGAGAATATCAATCAATTGGCAACCGACAAAGATGTAATTACTTCAAATTAAATTACATGGTAAACGAGAAAGAACCGAATGGAAAGGAGTGTTTAATTAAAATAAAATGGAATTAAAGGAATTAAGGCAATTTTGCTGTGATAGAATTGCTAACGGACATAAAACTATCACTCTAGAAACAGAATCAACTCGATTGCTAGTAAGTCACGGTCCTATCGGAGAACTCTGCTGTATTAATAAACGAGGCAAGCACGTTGTTTTGTATGATGCTTTAAAAGTTTTACAGTTTCTAGATAAGCTTGAAAATCAAGAAATAAAATCAAAAATTAGGAGTAAAGAAATGACTAAAAAAGATTTCCCAACACTAGCAGTTCTAAGTATTACTAGCGGGCGATTACTGACACAACCAAAAGACGCAAGCGAAGGTAACGGCTTTGATCAGATATACGAAGTATTAGAATGGATGACTGACGATTTGCTAAATCGTCCCAATTGGTGCGATTTGGCAGAAGAGTGTAAGCAGTGGATTTATCAATGGCATCCTGAGATTATCGAGGCAGACAAATGGATAGAAAACAAATTGATAGAAAAATGCGAAGCTGAGGACGTGAAAGCTTGCCAAACTGCAATGCTTGCAAAGTTTGGTGAGACGATCACGTTACAGAAAATTCCACAAGGCTATCACAATTTTAAAAATCTGTAGGAGTAAATAAATGATTAACGTAATTCAAAGAAGTGGAGAAACTCGTCCTTTAGACATCACTAAAATTCGACGAGTAGTTGAATGGGCGTGTGAAGGGTTAGAAGTAAATTCCCTCGCTTTAGAATCAGGATTAACTTCTCGATTACGAGATGGCATTACTACGCGAGAAATTCAAGAAAATTTAATCAATGTTGCCACACAATTGTTTTGTGTAGAAGAAACCGATTGGAAGTATGTAGCCGGAAGACTTCACATCTGGGGATTATGGAAAGATACAAGGATTAAAAGAGAATTTGGCGGCTATTTATCTCGTACGGTTTTTAGAAGATTAGAAGGAACCGACTACGCTAAATATGTTCAGTGGCAAGTGGGTAGAGGTATTTATGATCCAAAAATCACAGAAATCTATGACGAAAACGATTTAAAGATTGCGGGGGAGTGGATATACCCAGAATACGATAAAGATTTTGACTACGCTGGTGCGATCATGCTGTCAGAAAGGTATTTACTTGATTGTGAATTACCTCAAGAGGCTTTCCTGACTTGCGCTTTATTGCTTGCGAGTGTAGAGGAAAACCCAGAGAATAGATTAAGAATTGCGTTTCAAATTTACTTAGCTATAGCTCAAAGAAAAATCTCTTTAGCTACTCCAATTTTAGGCAATCTAAGAACCCCTAATGGTTCTTTAAGTAGTTGCTTCATCGTAGCAATGGAAGACAATCTAGAGAGTATTTTTAGCGAGATTACTAATACTGCTCGCATCTCTAAGAATGGTGGCGGTGTTGGGGTAAATGTAAGTAGAATCCGTGCCACTGGTAGCTGGGTAATGGGGAAAGCTAACGCTTCTGGTGGGATTATACCCTGGATTAAATTACTCAACGATACAGCTATTGCAGTCAATCAAGGGGGAAGACGCGCCGGGGCTGTCACTGTTGGGGTTGATATTTGGCATCTAGACGTGCCAGAATTTCTGGAAATGCAGACAGAAAACGGTGATCAAAGACGTAAAGCTTATGATGTTTTCCCCCAATTAGTTATTCCCGACGAATTTATGCGTCGGGTAGTAGATAAATCTGAGTGGACATTAGTTGATCCTTATGAAATTCGGGCAAAACTAGGGATAGAATTAGCAGAATTATGGGGCGAAAAATTTGAAGATGCTTACAAATTAATTGAAGATAATCTAGGGACAGAAATTACTCTCTACAGAAAAGTTAACGCTAGGGAGTTATTTAAAGATGTTATGCGCTCTCAAGTCGAGACAGGTATGCCCTATCTTGCCTTTAAAGATACCATTAATCGGGCTAATCCTAATAAACACGACGGGTACATCCCTCAAGTTAATTTGTGCTGTGAAAGCTTTTCTAATGTCACACCGGGTAAAACAGCCCATTGCTGTAATTTAGTTAGTCTTAATCTTGCTAACATTGACACTCCTACTAATTTATCAGAAATGTGTCATCTTGCTGTCAGGATGCTTGACAATACTATCGACCTCACTTGTCCCCCAATTGGCGAGGCTAAAGAACATAATGATAAATATCGAACGATTGGAGTTGGGGTTATGGGATTAGCTGATTGGTTAGCTAAACGTAAATTATCGTATAAATCTTTTGTATTTATCAACAATTTGTTTGAAAATATTAGCTATTTTTGTACTCAAGCTTCAATAGAATTAGCTAAAGAACGCGGACATTATCAAGCCTTTTCTAGCAGTGAATGGGATCAAGGTAAATTATTAGGGACTAAACCATTAGATTGGTTTAAGTCAAATTTTTACCATAAATCTCACCATTTTTATAAATGGCAACGACTAGCTTCCGATGTACAACGCTACGGGATTAGAAACTCCCATATTACCGCTATAGCCCCCAATACCACATCATCTTTAATTCAGGGTTGTACTGCCAGTGTTTTACCTGTCTTTAAGCGGGTATTTACAGAAAAGAACTCAAAGGGTGCTATCCCTAATTGCCCTCCTTTTATTAAGAAATTTTTTTGGTATTATCAAGAGAATCAAAATCTTGATCAAAAGATTGTCGTTCAGGCAGTTGCTGAAATGCAAAAATGGATTGATACAGGGATTTCTATGGAATTACTATTTAACCTTAATCAGGGTGTTTATTTTCCTGACGAACCTAACCGCGTATTAACAGTTAAAGAAATTTACGAGACTCTAGTTTTAGCGTGGGAATCAGAATGTAAAGCAGTCTATTATGTACGGACTGTTCAAAAGGATAATTTTAAAGATAGCTGTTCTAGTTGTGCTAATTAACCATGAATATCATTTTTTTTGTTATTTTATCAATACTCGAAAAAATAAATAATCATTATGGCAATAATAATTATTAACTTTCTAGCAACTATTGTATTAAGTATATTTTTACTTTATACTGCTTTAATTTTTGCTGTTGTCTTGTGTAGAGTGTTTTTTAGATTTAAGACTAATTTAATCTACACAGTTAAACAATTCAAATACTATTTAACAGATGAATATAATCGGATTAGTTCTTGTAAATATTATAATCCTGAAACCCATAAAGACTTTAATCTAAAATGTAGCGTAAATCCTTCTATTTCTTGTGTACAATGTAAAAACTGGGAGCTAAAGTAAAGTAAAACTATGTCATTGATCAGTCTTAGCAATAAAATGCCCATTTCCCCGATCTTCAATCTGTCGGGAGATGATGCAATCGAAAACCGTTCGATCTGGTTTGGTAACACCACCAACTTGATGCAATTAAATGATGTTCGCTATACTTGGGCGGTAGGTTTATATCAACAAATGCGCGAAAATTTCTGGATTCCGCAAAAAATAGATATTACTCAAGATATAACTGACTATAACAATTTAACTCTTGACGAAAGACGTGCCTATGATGGTATTTTGTCTTACCTAACTTTTCTTGATTCTGTACAAACCTGTAACATTCCTCACTTAAAAGGTAGCGTCACTGCACCAGAAATTAGTCTTTGTATGGCAGAACAAATCTCTCAAGAGGCTATGCACAATCAAAGTTATCAATACTTGATTGAAACTATTATTCCCTCAAACAAAAGGGCTGAAATTTATGATTTATGGCGCACTGATAAAGTTCTTAAGGATCGCTGTGAATTTATTGCTAGTTCTTATCAACAATATATTGACAGCCCAACACAGAGTAATTATTTTGGTTCTCTGTGTTCTAATTATATTCTAGAAGGACTGTATTTCTATAATGGGTTCCAGTATTTTTATAATTTAGCTTCTAGACATCTAATGGCTGGAAGTGCCGATATTTTTAGGATGATTAATCGAGATGAATTGAGTCATGTTCGTTTGTATCAAAAATTAATTATAGAAGCATTGCATCTATTTCCAAAAGAGTCAATTAAAGAAGGTATAGCAAGTTCTTTCTTGGAGGCTGTTAATCAAGAAATTAATTGGTCCAACCATATTATCGGTAATCGAATACTGGGCATTACTGAAGAAAGTATAGATCACTATACCAAATACCTTGCCAATATTCGACTAAAAGCCATCGGCTTAAATCCAATTTTTACCGAGGACAAATACAAAAAATCTCCTTATTCTCATTTAGAAAAATTCTCTGATACTCAAGGGGAAGGTCATACCAAATCAAACTTTTTTGAAGCTACTGTTACCAGCTATGTTATGTCTTCTGGATTGAGTGGATGGGATGATATTTAAGCATCAGAGACAAGCGGCGCTCGATTTTTAAAAGGGTGGTTTGTTGGCACAAGAGACTGCAAATCACGTAGATGCTTCCAAGCAAAATAGCCTTTAATGGCATCAAGTGCGCTGTAGGCAATCCATCAATCTTTGAAATTTTTGGCATCCGATTACTGTTCTTGATTTCCTTGATGGTGAGGGATAGAGTCGGGAAATCAGTGGCAAAATGTGGCACGCAACCCTGTCAATCAATCTTGCAAAAGCCTAAATAATTTAGCCGTATTGATAAATTCCATTATTTTTTATTGCCGGATCCGACTGCTGATAAATTCCATTGATTTTAATGAAAGGTACTGCAAGTTGATAAGCTCCATTGACCTTAACGTAACTTTGGGTAAATTGAATTAAATCAATAATGGGAATTTGTCCAATTTCTATTGTTGCGGGATCAAATAAACGCCGTGAAGCCATACGATTACTCCCCAAAAAAAAGAGAACCTGAAACAGAATGAGCGCCTGTCCCTGGATATAAAAAAATAGACAAACAAGCGTTTGGGAAGGTTTTGCAAAGGCTTCCAATAAATCCCCCAGTACTTACAGCGTCAATCGGCTGACTGAATGACACCGACATCATAGCCAAAGGCTTAAATAATGCCACCCCAAAATTACCAGCCGTGCCAGTGCTGGCTGATAAAGTTACTGACCTCACTTCCCGCACACCAGTATCTCCAGGAGCAAGAGGTATCAAATGTATTCTACCCGCTGCTCGATCAGGTGTCGAGCCAGAGAAAGACATCGGAGGGCTAATTCGCTCCGATATCCCATTTTGATTGATATAATTAATCGAAGATGTAGAAATTGTTTGTCCTATAGTTGCCCAAGTAATTAAGCCAGCAAATACCCCTTCCCCATTTACATATCTTGTTAGGGGTGCTGATGGCAAATTTGTGGTTTGCTCTGTGGTCAAAATAGCATTTAGCCCGCCAGAAATATTAAGCAAATCTACCAGGATCAAAGTGTGTGTTCCTAGAGAATTAAATTCGCCTCCCAGCAACAACAACTCACTTGTGCCTAATAAATTATTATTTATCCCATGCAGGCTGGTATTATCTAGCGCAATACTTGAAGAAGGAATAGAAGCCGTAGTAGGAAAAAATCTGGAGATTAATATTAATTTAGCAGCCATTGTCTGCGTTGTTATATTAGCTTGAAAATTTTCTGCATTTTGCAAAGAGATTTGGCTAAGATAATCTTGATAATTATTAATAGGCATTTTTATTTCTCCACAAAAGCCAAGCATCCAAAAATTTCTGGGGCAGTTGCCACTCCCGCTCGAAACATATAAGAAAGACAAGCATTCGGGTGGATCGCCGGGATGCCTGGCAACCCTGTCGTGTAATCGCGCCAACCCATCACCCCTGCCGAAGTCACAGGCTGCCAAGATATCGGCATCGCAAGGATGATGCCAAAATTACCAGCCGTACCAGTGCTGGCTGATAAAGCAATTTTTTCGATTGCTCTGATTCCGGTATCCCCTAAAGCTAAAGGAATTCTTTGTGTGCGAGTCGCTTCTCGAAATCCAGTTCCTCCGATATTAATGGATGATACTCTTCCTGGTACACCTGCTTGATTGGTGTAGGTCATAGTCAAGTTGGCACTGGTTGTGCCAACTTGACTATAGATTTCGTAAAAAGCAATATTTCCAAGTCCATTCGTATTTCGCGTCAGAGCGGTAGAACCTTGAATCGGCTGATCCGTGGTTATTGCAGCGCTCAATCCTCCTATATGAAACAAGCGATCATACAGAAGATAAATTCCAGCAACAGTAGAGGTAATTCCAGCCTGAATTAAAAATTTTTCCTGCGAATTGCTAGGAGCAAGAAAAGGCATCGATCCAATCATCGATCGGACTGGAATTTCGGCAATTGTGGGAATAGCCCCACCACTCGGAAGGCCGTCGTATTGCCACAAAGAATGATCTCTCCCGGCGACTGGTACTGCGGCACTGGCTCCCCCGATTCGTGGAACTTTATGAAAAAAAAGATTATCGGGATTGCCATTGTTGCCCCCCGATTGCCTATTAATTAAATCTGATAATCCACTTAAAGCGGCCATAATTCTCTCGCAGATACAAACGCGTGAACTTCGACTATAAAAGTTGATAAATTCAAGAAATTAACTGGACTGGCTACGATTAGCCTTGAATCTGGTAAAAATTGAGGCAAAATCTCAACACCTTCATCTTTATACCATTTGCAATGCCAGTCGCCCGCATCGGATTGAAAAGTGTAAGATTCTACTGTTTCTATGATTTTCATAATTTTTATCGAAGGGATTAAGTTAGGTGGAAATTTGAAAATACAGGGATCCGTCCGGATATCCATCGCTATTATTAGGAGCCGCAGTTCCGTAGGTAATAATTGGAATGGTTGGTTTCCCGGAAATATTAGCCCAAGTCATGTAATTTGATACCCATCGGGATGTAGCAATGCTATCTAAGGTGTCAATTGGTCCGAGATACTCTTTCATGCACTAAGCTAATAATTTGGCTACAAAACCATTTACGGAGGGTACTGCTGTAGAAGCAAAAGTTAAACGAATTGAAGTATTACTTAATCGTTCCGTAAAAACTCCTACAGTATCCCTATTACCGCTATTGCGAATTACTTCTACGCTGGGATTAGTATCAGTCAAGGTGTGCGTGATCACAAACACCGTATTAGTGCCATCTCCAAAAGGATTAGTAGTTACTGATCGCCGCTTGCCAGACCAACTGGCAAGCAAGGAAGGTGTGACATATTTGGCTGTGTCTGTTCCCGCTTCTAGTTCGGCTAAAGTAGCTCGCTGTACTTTTCCCGACGTGGTTTCACTTGCGTCAGGAACTCCGGCCCCATGAACTTGCCAGATTATAGGAGAAGTTCCCAAAGTCACGGATTGAGTAATCTGCCTGTAAGTCACTCCGTCATCAGTATTTCCAGTACCAGAAGCTACGGTAACAATAGCGTTTCTCAGTTCGGCTCCTGTACTAGCGTCAGCAGTGCGGGTAGCCGGAACAGAAGCTCCGTTCCAATTGTATAACCCGTTCTCTGTATTATTAGTTTGATTTGCGGCAATAAAGCGAGAGTTGGCTAGAGTCATCGTGACCCCACCAATTACTGACCCAGGGGCATTTAAATTGATATTTGATGGGGCAGAAGCGAATACTGCATCTTTGTAGTCAAATCCTTCCAGGAGAGCATTTAAAGTGCCAAAATTGACCAAATCGCTAGGATTTTCTGGGGCAACAGAAGCCCGAATTTTTCCTTTAAATTCAGTGTCAGACCAAAATTCGATGAATGTCATGATTTTTACCTCGATAAAATTGCATAACCACTAAAGGGACTACTAAAAATAATTTGAGTAGTATTTAAAGAAAGGTTTTGTACAAAAGCTTCTATTTTTACTCCTCCTGAACTAAAAACTTGAGTTTGTGGCTCAAAGTTCAAGCTGTGAACGATTGTCCAGATTGCAGAAGGAGTAGCTTGGGTGTGCTTATAAAAAGCACTTCCTTCTCCCGGACTACCGGGAGAACCCCGAACATCAACAGCAGAGCTAATTGAAGAAACTAATCCAGATATTCCAATATACCCACCCGTTGCAGGGGGAGTGCCCGAACCTCCTATCCAATTAACTACCTGAAAAACCCGGCGATTACCATCAGTAACTAGGGACAAAACAGGCGACCATCCAGCACCTCCAAGAGTAGCTGAAACAATTACTTGCCTAGAACTTCCAGTTATTTCAATTGGCATCAAACTTCCCCCCTAACGACTACGGGAATTAAATCTAGTCCTAAAGGTTCAACAACGAGCCGATTAGCAATAGTTTTAGATGCCTCTAAGTCAGCTTGCCAGTAATCTCTTCCTGCTTTTGGTTGTGCAATTTCCTTAAAAGCAATAGGAGTAACTTCCATTCCATCCGTAACGTTGCTGTCAACGATTAGACGAAAATAAGTATAATCTTGATATTCAATTGGATTTTCTCCATCTTCATTAGAAGGTAAAATAAAATCCCCAAACTGCAATTCATCAACTCGCCCAACTGCCATGCGATCTTCTCCAAATTGCTTTGCTACATAAAAATTAATGTTCCATGTAGTAAAATCTCCCTGAATAAAAAACTCCTCATCCCAAGTCGATCCCTTTTTAATCTCAACAACAATTTCACTGGCAATCGTAGGATACGATTGCCCTTTAAGAAAATAGTTACCAGTAAGGACTTTTTGAGCCATCGATGAGGTGCGTACTGTTTCTTGTATTATATCTTGAATTTTGTTTTTTGAGATATAATAAAAAGTAATCATATTTATACCTTATACTACTGCGCTTTTTATACCACCCGGGAGCGCGGTTATTTTTTGTCTTGACAATTCTATTAAGACTATGAGAAAATTTTTTTAAAGATTGACTTGGATTACCGCCCTACGAGGGAGCGGTATTTTTTTATCTATCCGTATTACATATACTACAAATACTACAGAGCGATTGTTAGATTGTAAATAGATTGTAGATAAGGTTATCTACAATCGAAAGCTTTACAGGGTATAGGTTTTAGACTTTGTAGATATTGTCGATGCCTTATAGAGGAAAAGAGAGAAAAGAAGATATACAGCAAAGTCAGCAATAAAAGTGATTAAACGCAAAACTGACTCTATTGACAAAATGCTGTATTTTTGGCTAATTAGAGGATTTTAGAGGCGAGAAGTGCTTTATCTCTAATTTGTTCTTTTTGTGATTGATTGTAGATAAGGTTATCTACAATCAAAATCCTTACCCCGACTAGGTTTTAGGCTTTGTAGATATTGTTGATGCTCTATAGAGAAAAAAAAAGATAAAGAAAACAAACAAGGTCAGCAATAAAAAAACAGACTCAACAGTAAAACAAAAAAAATACACACGGGGTAATTATTAACAATATCTACAAAGAAGTACAGAAATAATGAAAGCTATATATATCAATACTTTTACCCTTTTTATCTTTGTTAATAAGGGTATTTACAACCTATTTACAAACTAACAATCTAATTAATCGAGGTCAGCAATAAAAACATAAAAAATCCTGACACGGGAATAAGGCTAACAATATAAACAAAGTCTGAAATCTATATATATCAAGGGTTTTATTGTTAATAAGAGTATCTACAATCTATCAACAATCTAACAACCAGCCAATCTCTGAACATTACCCACTAATCTCCGAGCATTAGACAACAAAAAACCCCTGTAGTCTCTACAGGGGTTAGCTTTATCAGTTATGTACCAGTTATGGTGTCAATTTCTATTTTTTATTTTAGCAGTAAACAACCTTGTTTACTGATTTTCCCCTAATATCCCCCCATTAACTCGATTTGTTCCTCTAGAGTAGAGTTCTCGCTCTCAAGCTTTTTAATTCGGTCTTTTAAGCCGAGGATTTCATCGATATAGTCAACTTCTCGATAATCCAATTCGTCGATTTTGGCAGTCAATTCAGCGACTTGGCTCTCAAGTTGCTTGTTAGTCTCAATTGCCTCACTTTTGACCTGAAAACCGGCTAAGGTGTGAAGGAATAAGCGAACGCCCAACTGCATTACTTTTAGGGCTAGTTCGTGATTGTCTTTAATTAGCCACTGGCAGATTAAATTTTCTGGGATCAATGCAACGGTTCGTAACCCACTTGCTGTCTCGATTTGAGCCTGTTCAAGACCCTTTTCACGCAAACCACTCATGGTCAAACGGCGAGAAATAGTCGAAGGTATTTTCCCCGACATCCGGGCATATCCACTAATTGAGGCAAAGCTCTCACCGGTCTCGGTATTAATAATTAATTCAATACCATCGTGATCAAAACGCTGTAAACTAGAATTAGTCATGATTTACTCTGTAGTAGTAATTGTGATGAGTCCCCCGTTAACGCGGGGGCATACCAATATTATACCGTATTTAAAATATGCCTGACAAATTTGACGGGTGTGGTGGGTATTCAGCAAAAATTGACCGATTACCGGGTATTCCTCCTGATTTCAAGTCGAATGTCGTCAAACCACCACAATCTAGGGTTATTGTTTTACTGAAAACCAGAGAGATCAGAGAAATCTCCGATGATCAGCTAGAGTCTTTCCTTGAGGAAAACCAAGATTTAATTCAAGATCGACAATCACCCAGAAAAAGACCGATTAGAAAACTTTAAAGCAATGACAAACAAAGAAATCCTTGTTTTGCAGACTCTTTACAATAAAGAATTGTCGGGATTACAGATAATTGAATCTATAGCCAATACTAAAGGTAGAAGCCTTGATATTGGCTCGTTTTACCCTGTATTTCAGAAATTAGAGGAAAAAGGACTCATTAAATCTCGATGGGGAACCGAGCGATCTAACGATAGAGCCGGTGCTAGAAAAAGATACTATCGACTTACCCAATCAGGAGAAAAATCCCTTGCTGATATTCAAGGATTTGATAATTCTCTTAATTGGAATTTTACTTAATTAATGTGGGGTCTAGGAGTCGAACCTAGTGTTTTAGGCTTATGAGGCCTATGTGGAAACCATTTCACTCACCCCGCTTTTATAAGCTAACATATCAAAAAACAAAATGTCAAGTGTATTGTACTGATAAGTTTACTGTTTTTTGTTCCTGGCTTAGACCAGCCAAATAACCAACTATTTGGTTATTAAAGATTTGACTATTTCTAACTACAATACAGCCCGCGCTTCCAGGTACATTAGCGTCTCGATGTAATCCAATTTCTGATCGAGAAAACCCTGATCCTTTGTAAGGATCAGGCGTAATATGAAAAAACATCCCCTCAACACCTTTTGTATCTAACCAATACCCCCTAGTATTGATTTGCCAATGATGTCCTTCTGGTATTTGTCCCTTGCCTACAATTTTTTCGGCACCTCGGTATTGATACCCAATTGCGCCACTGGTAGCCACTACTTCAATTGCGATATCATCTCCTCGATAAAATTGCAAAATTCCTTCAATCAACCTAGGAGATCGACCTACAGGAAACTTAAAAACGGCTGTCACGGGTAAGGTGTTAGGTAAATCAGATAAATCCCAATGTGGCTTAAATACCCACCAATCACCAGCGCCGTAGCTAAGTTTTACTTGAATGTGTAATCCATATTCAAGTAAAACTTTATCTACAGAATAATTTCGATTTTTTTCTACAAAAATCAACTCATCTTTTTTCAAATCAGACACTTGCTCTGGAGTTTTTTTCAGATAAGTGTTAAATATTGCTGTAATTTGCTTCATTTATCCTAGCTCGCATTTTCCTTAATTCTAGCTTTTCAATCAATCCGATAGACAATTTCATTGGGCTGTATCTCGTACCTATCACAGATTGCCTGCAAAACTGTGATAGACGGCAAGTGATCAGGATTTTGGGATAGCTTGTATCCCGTGGACATCGCAATCCCTGTTTGCTGAACGAATTTATAGATTGTGATGCCTCTAGATTCTGTAAATTCTTTGACTCTGTTTTTTAGTACCATTGTATTAGTTTTGTGTCTCTATAATTTATTATAACTTTTTTGGGAATATGCTTGACAATATTACTGCCTTTACGGTAATATACAGATATAGAGAAAAGCGACCACCGCCAATTCCACTTAGTGTGATCGCCTTTCCGTCAACCCTTATCAGGTCAAAAGCCATGTTAGCATCCAATTCTCTTTCTGTCAAATCTAATTGCGTCCCCGTTATGTCTGGCAATTTCACTATGATTGCCAGAGGTCAAAAGCACCAGGTTTCTCTTAAAGTGTGGGGAGAAGGACAGATTACCACTCTCCGAGTTATTTGTCAGCAAACTGGTAAAGAATGGTTTTTCGATACCTTTAATGGCAAGTTAAGCCGTGGTTTCAGTCCTGACGGAAAACTCCCCAACTGCGAATTACCTGAGATTAAATTTCAACCCGTCAAAAAAGCTTTTGTTATTTCCCCTACGATGGGATTCGTGGATTGTGGCGGACGCTACCATGAAATTCCTAGTAACGAACCTACAGACGATTTTATTGATGATGATACCGAGCCGTCGGATTTAAGTCGGTACAGCAAACCAATGACCGATCCGACGACATGGCAAGAGTTTTAATTAGTTATCAGTTATCAGTTATCAGTAAACAGCAACCTATTAAGAGTAAAAACCATGACTATTATCAACGCTACCCCCACAACATCACCATATTAAACAAAGCTGGCATCACCCAAGATGAAAAAAAACAGTTTCTGGGAAACAAAGAGGCGATTGTGGTTCTCAAGGAAATCCCAGCATCCGGGATTCTCCCGCGGGTCAAAATGTCCAACGAACCCGCAGAACCCATTGACGGTATCCCAGTAGAAACCGTTATCTACGGGGAGATCGAGGGACTCCCTAAGTATCAGGAGGAGGTGTACTATATTGTCTCAGGATTAGTGGCAGCGGCAGCCGCTAAGATAGGGCGCACAGACTGCCTTGCCCCTGGTGCAATCGTCCGGGATGAGTCTAATCCCTCGAACGTTCTAGGGTGCTTGTTCTTACAAAAGCCCTAGCCGATCCGAAACGGGAACCTTTCCCGTATGCCTAGCGGCTCAATTCTAGGCACTGATGAGGATAGAAGGAGTTACGGCTATCCTAAAATGGGAGGTGCAATTCCTCCCTCTACAAATCGATATATTTGAACATGAACATGAACGAGGAATCCAGAAAAATACTAGGAACAATTGCAAGGCTAGAGAACGCATCGTATCTTTTGATTGCTATCTTAATCGGAATGGTAGTGTTTGGAGTAGGTCAAACACTACACAAAGCTAATCACTACCTTGCATCACAAGGACACGAAAACCCAAAAGTACTATTGCTTCCATCTTGGAGGTGTGGAACATTTACCGAATTGAATTTCCATCAGAACGACGGAAATAGAGGATATTTGTGTGCAAAACAGATAAGGAGGTAGGTTGTCCAATCAGTACTCAACGAAGTGAAACCTAATAAGATGATGCTGTAGCAAATGCAGATTGGCGCATAGAAGATTAAGGTTATCAGTAAACAAATTATTTAGGAGTAAAACAATGACAATGATGGATATAGGACAATTCCCTAAGATTGACTCAGAGCCACAAGAGTTCAAGTTAAACTGGTACGAAACAAAGTTAATTTATCCTTTTAAATACTCAGAAGGAGTTCATTATTTTATTCAAAAGGATCAAGAATGGATAATCGACGAAATTGCTAAATGGGTAAAGGAAAGAGAACATTGCAAAGAAGATTTTCCTTTAATTATTGACTGGAAACTAAAAATAAGTTCAAATTCAGATCATTTTGCTACACTAACCTGCGAAAATCGCCAAAATGCCGACTTTAAGTTTGCCTTTTTTGCATTTTTCCCAAATACTGATATTGAGTTATTCTACGATGGTAATCCCATAGACGAAGTTAACTTTTGTTTGTTTAATATAGCCGATTCTTCTAAAACGGAATTAATGCTTGAAGAAGAATGGATGTATTTACGTAGTATTACATCAAGACTATTTACTTAGTTTCGATCAGCTATTAGTTATCAGTCAACAATCATCAACCAAACAAAAAAATGAAACCTCTGTATAAATTAGGCAAATATCACAATCTAAAACGTCTAAACAAGATAGTAGAATTGAGCAGTTCTACTACCTTTTCTGCGAGAGCAAAACACAATTGGGTTAACAATCCTTTTTCAGAGTTGTTTGATCCTTATTCTCTATGGTGGACATTGGGGGTGGAATGGCACGTTGACGACATTGATAAAGATAAAAAATATTCAATTATTTTAGTTGTTCAGAGTGACAACTACGAACTCTACTCTTCTACAGTAAACAATGATACTTTAGAAAAACTCTTGAAAGATTATACTCCCTTTAAAAGTATGGATGATCAAATAAACTCTTTATTAGTCCAAAGAAAAGATACTCAAAAATTAGTCTTAAAAGCGGGAGATATTTTGCTGCTGGACATATCCTGCTACCATAAGCTGGAAAACACAAAAAAAACAGAAGACCCCTTTATGTTTATTACCTTAGATATTGACCTTATTCCAAGAGTCAAGGAAGCGGTCAAGGTTGTCAATTATTTTGTTCACGATTTTTTTGTAATCAATGAGGAGTAAAGCAATGGAAGAAGAAATTGAAGAATGTATGTCTCCAAGCCATCGTCATTTTTGGCTTTGCTGGTATCAATTATCTCTCCTAGAGAAAAAGGTCTGCTTTTATTTTCTCTGTGGGTTTGATAACAAAGAAATTGCTAAAAAACTTTTACTAAAAACTGAAATAGTAAATGACTATACGACGGCAATTTTAAAAAAATTTAATATTTCAACTCAACCTAAGTTTATGTTCTTTTTTTATCAGCATACAGGATGGGATATAGCCAAAGACATGATTGACGATGACGAAAAAGAACAATGCGCTTTATGGGGTGTTCAAAAATGTCTAATTCCGCCTAGAATATGGAAAAATATGTAGTTTAACGAAAATCTATGACTAATACCATTGAAAATAAATATACACCAGATTGGGTTTCTCTACCGGGAGAAACCCTTAGTGACATCCTAAAAGAAAGAAAAATAACTAGAACTGAATTTGCTAGTCGCATAAAGTTGCCGAAAAAGACTATTAATCAACTCATAAAAGGTAAGGCAAAAATTACTGTTCGTATTGCTTATAAAATGGAATTAGCTTTAGGCGTACCTTCTGCTCGTTTCTGGATAGAGCGTGAAAGACTTTATCGAGAGTCTCTAGTAAATCAAATTGATTAGAATATTTTTACAACTGTTAACGAGGATTTATGAATCTGTACCTAATTAGAGATTCAGTTACATCATTTGGTCTTTTTATTGCAGCAGAATCAGAAACAAAGGCTATCTGGCATTGGTGCAATTATTTTAATAGTGATAATGACAATCCAATCGAAATAGAAGAAATTAACATTAATACTTCTGGTATCGTTTGGGAATGTGGGTGGACTACTGATACTAACCCCTAAAACCGCTCCTAAACCGATTAACAGGAGCAGAAGTAACAATCGTGCTAATAACCTTTTCATGTCCCTGAAACTCATTTTCAAGGGAATAAAATGCTCCCGATAGGCTATCTACAATGTCATTAGTCGGGGGTGTTTTTTTGCTACCATCAAAACCCTGGCAGGCATTTAAAAACCGAGTGTTCCATGTCCCATCTCTTAAGATAAAGATTTGTCCCCGACTAGCTGCCGTGGCTACTGGTAAAGCTCGTGTTAGCTTATCCCCTTGAGGTACGATCGCTTTAACATCATGGTTCGGATGATTTTCTCTAATTACATTAGTAATGGTATTTTCAACAAATTTACCGCTCGATCCCCCTTCCTGTTCCCATCTTACGGCTACAGTTTTCCCGTCCAATTCAGCAGTATTTTTAAGCATTAATTCAACTTCCCCTACCTTTTTCTGCTCACAGATATTATCGGCAATCACATAAGCAAATTCCTTAATCTCAGTTGAATCTGACAATGTGTCCTTAATTCTTTGGTATTTGTAAATAAGAGTGCCACTGGTATAACAATGATAGTTTTCGGCATTCTCTTTGGCAGTTGCCGCTAAATCCCAGAATCTTACTTTACCTATTAACTTCCAATCATCGGGTATTTTATCGAGAATCTCAAACCAAGTCCGATCAAATACTGTACCAGCTTCGTATTTAATCTTCCAGTTACCTCTAAGAAGTCTTTCTCGTTCAACTTGATGAAGTGAATAAAGGTTAGCTAAGTAGGTAGGGTTAACTTTTATCAGTTCTCTATTATCAAAAATTGTGGCAGGAATAAAAGTAAAACTCTTGATTAAGTCTTCTGGTTTAATGCTTATTTCTTCATTTAATAAAAACTTTTTTTGAATATCATTAGGAATCATTTCAAAAAGCTTATCTTTAAGACTAAATTTATCAATTAATTCTTGTTTATTATCAGCCCAATAAACCGTATCTCCCTGCCTAATAAAGTATCGAACTATTCCCGACCTTTCTTCAATAGCATAACCGTCTTTTGGGTTGATCCACCAAGAGATAAAACTAGCTACCCATGAATCAGCGTCGGGGTTACAGGTTGCTCTAACAGCGGGTTTAATTCCTGATACAGACCGGTTTCTAGAGAGAAGATAGAAAAACTGTTCCTGCGTAAAATGGGTTAGTTCGTCAAAACCGATCCTAGTAATCTGAGAGCCTTGATAAATATGAACGGTTTTTTCATGCTGTAAATGCCTAAAAGATACCCTAGCACCACTAGGAAACCGCCATTCAAGACTAGGTTTTTCTATAAAAGTACCCTTGATAGGATAATAGATTTTACGACTTTCATCCACTAATCCCCCAGCTTGAGTAAATTCAGGATAAGTCCGGCGAAACATGACAGCCCGGTAATCAGGATTGTCGATATATTCTTGACGAACAAAATCAGTTAATAAGGCTCTGGTCTTTCCTGCTCCTGCGGCTCCACCGAATATAATTACATCAGCGTCAATTTTCCCAAATAAAGCTTGTTTTCCCTCTTGTAATTGAGGAAAAACAATTTCTTCTTTGGTGTTAACAAGTCGATATTTTTCGGTCGCTGTTTTTATCTTTGAGAGATTTTTTAATGATAATTTACTCGCTTTCATCGTCATCGCTTATCCTAGTGGGAACCATTACATCATCATCAAATTCTGCACTATCACGAATAATCGAGGTCAGTCCGTCATCGAGTTTCTCTATACCAGAATGTCCTATAAGTTTTCCGTCAGGGTCAATAACAGCTAATCCGTGCTTTTGAACAATATTAATTGCGTACTCGATGGTGTCAAAACCTAAAACTTTTTCAAAGGTATCAGTCAATGTTTTAGCCATAGTCACTGCGTCTCTATGATTCCAATTTCCGTTAGGTTCAATTGTTATGGCAATCGGTCGGCCCGATTCATCTACAGAATCTATCCGACGGCGAGAAATCGGATAATTAGTCATCTGTTCAATCTTTTCGAGGTTTTTTAGAGTAATCTTTAGAGTCTTCTCTCGGATTTCTCGTAAAATGCTATCAGTGTAAGCTTGTTGCTCTTGAATTTTTAAAAGCCAATAGGCTTTTGCTCTTTCTTCCCACCGATAATTTTTGTGTGCTAACTGCCAGTCATCGGGGACAGTTTTAGCTCGTTTAAATTTAGTCTTCTCTATCTGTTCCCCAGAAGCTTCCCCACAGTTACTGTAAGCTCGGTTTAAAGTGCGATAGCCTGATGGAATAGGAAGGTAAAAAATCTGAAATCTTTCAAACCAATCAGGGGTTTCTAGTTCTTGCTGTTCCCAGATAGGATATTTGGTAAACTCGATTACCTCTTCATGAATAGAGTATGTACGCTTTCTGCCTCGATTAGTGACAACCATTGGTTATTATAGTAGTAGAGTTACTTAATCTTACATCAATCATGACAGATAAATTAGAAATTGAGTATCGACGGCTTTGCGACCTAAAACAACTAAAGGGTAATTCCAAAAAACACGCCACTGAAAACACCATAGCTTCAATATTGGAGTTGGGATTTAAAGACCCAATTGGCTACGATCCGAGCTTAAACGGCGGAAAAGGGGGGATTACTGAGGGTCATGATCGGTGTGCCGCACTATTAGCAATTAAAAAGCGCAAAATAGATCGACCTAGAGGTATAGATATTGACAATGATGGGGAGTGGATGGTTCCTATTTTAGTAGGAGTTCACGCTAAAAATGAGGCTCAAGCTATAAAATACTCGATTATTCACAACCATTCTACGATTCACGGGGCGGGGCTTGACCTTGCTACGGAATTAAAGCTTTTTGATACTGACTTACTAATTAGCCAAGCTGAATACCTTGATGAAGAGGGGGAGAATTTAGGAGTAATCGGCGATTTAAATTCAATCCTAGAAGCTTTAAATACTTCAGATAATTTAGATAATTCTGATAATTTTGAATCGAATATAACAGATAATTTTTCGGGAAAAAACAAAGAAATTGACATCGAGGGTATGGATGGGCAAATGATAATTAAATTAAGTTATACCGAAAATGAATACTGGCAAGTAAAAGAACAATTAAGTAAAATAGCATCGACACCCGAACAAGCAGTATGGAAGCTTTTAGGTAATGACTAAACATAAATTTGCATATAAGTGGAATTTGTCAGATGGATACCCAGCACCCGGAATTGAAAAACATGGGTTAAAAGTATTTGGTACTTTTATCTGTGGCGGTGGTTCGACTATGGGTTACAAGTTAGCAGGTTTTGACCATTTAGGAGGTGTTGAAATAGACTCGCAGGTAGCTGATGTATATAAAGTTAACCACAATCCTAAATATTTATTTATTGAAGATATAAGAGATTTTGCTGATCGTACAATCTTTCCTAATGAACTTTATAACCTAGATATTTTAGATGGCTCACCTCCCTGCTCTTCATTTAGCATGGCAGGAAATAGAGAAAAAGACTGGGGGAAAGAAAAGGTATTTAGGGAAGGTCAGGCTAAACAGCGACTTGATGACCTTTTCTTTGATTACATACGATTAGCAAAAAAACTACAGCCAAAGGTCGTTATCGCTGAAAATGTTAAAGGAATTATTCAAGGTAATGCCAAAGCGTATGTAAAGCGAATAAAAGATGAATTTGAAAAAGCAGGATATAAAGTACAGTTATTTCTTTTGAACGCTGCGAGCATGGGAGTGCCTCAAAAACGTGAGCGAGTATTTTTTATTTGCCAAAGGAATGATTTAAACTTTAAAAATCTAGAGTTAAGTTTTGATGAAAAATCAATTATTTATAGTGAATTTAAGTCAACAAAATTAGGAAAAGAATTAACCAATGAAACAAAAGCTGTATGGGATAAAAGAATAAAAACAGATCAAAATTTAGAGAGTATTCACGAAAGAATTGGAAACAAAAGAAAAAGATTTCAAGCTAAATTTATTCACGATAACCAGATTTCTCCTACTATATTAGCAGGTGAAGATTCTGTCCCAATAAGATTTGATCATCCAAATAGAATAACAATGGATGAAGTTAAAATGATTGGTAGCTATCCGCTTGATTACAACTTTAAAAATATTAAACCAAATTATTTAACAGGAATGAGTGTGCCTCCTGTAATGACTGCACAGATAGCGCATCAGATTTATTTACAGTGGTTTACAGAATAATCAGTACAAAAGTATCCACAGTGACAGTTTATCAAGTGTCACTCTTTGGTAATTGTTACCAAAGAGTTCGAGTATTGTATCTTTCATCGTAACTACTTTCCACTAAAAAGTTTGAAGCTATTGCCACGGACAACATAAAAAGATTATGGTTTTTTCGAAGACATTTAGGAATAGAAATGCCTGTTGCTATTAAAAACATACTTGTTGCTATATTAAATTTAAACTGATCCAACCAATTACGTTTTTTAATTGGGTTTTGTATGTTACTTAACAATAAATCCATTTTACCATTCTTGATAGTTTTATCATAAAAATTTTTCAATACCGTTGATTTAGGGTTTTGTCTTGCTTCGTTTACTAAGTCATTAACATATTTCTTGGCTTCATCAGGTAAATTAAAAAATTTGTCTTGAACTTTCATTGCGCGTTGAATATCCATAAATTTAGAACCTGTAAACTTAGGTTTATTATATCAAATTATTTCGTTTTAGATAATCTGTGTAAACGTCTGTTCCCATTATTTTCAAAAAATCAATGCAATCGTTTACATAAGGCCCGTAAGTGGGAACCGCGTCCCAATAATGATAAAAATGATAAAGGTCAATAACTTTGCTGCCTAAAGTGTGCAAAGTCTCTCCTGTAATTTTACCATCAATCTCTTTTACAATTGCTTCGATTTTTTCAACCGATGCAATTTCGCCAGCAAAGATGTTTTTTATTAATCGCATTTATTTAAACCAGACAAACTTGTGATGGCAGTCCTGGCAATAAAATTGCCTATTTCCTGCTTTAGTATCGGGTAATTGGTGAAGATTGTGGCTGTGGCACCTGGGACAATGCTCTTCCTCTGGGGGGAGCAATTCTCCCAATTCCAGGCACCGATAAACTTTATAAACGGCGCGGCGGACGTGTTCTTGTTGCACGCCTAACTTTTCGGCTAATTTTTTACTAGCTTTGTACCGATAAAACTTGTGCTTTTCGGTAAGGGGCAAAGGAAGAATTCCGTAGAAATCAGCCCATGCCCGATAAATGTTAGCTTGTCTTGGTGTGATCGGCATAATCAAAACTGTAATACTTCCAATAATCCTCTCTCAATTGCTGAAAGTCAATCAAGCCTATTTTTAAATAAGATTTATTGGGATTAAACTGCTGAGGTATTGTATATTTTCCTCGTTTTTCTTGCGCCCAATTTATCAAATCGTTATTACTCGGCATAGTATCTGTCTGTCCAGCATCAATCCATTTAAGTCTTGCAATCTTTTCAAAAATTTTGCAATACCGAGCCGCTTCATGAGAATCGTGAAGATACCCCATTTTGCTGTTTTCGTTCCAGTTTTCTTCAATTTCTTTAAGAAGAAGTTCGGATTCTTTAATTTTTTGCGAAATAGTAGTCATAATTTCCCCCCCCTACTTAAGCTTCGGGGTATCCCTAATAGGGATTATTAGATAAAGCGCACGCAACTACGACTATAGTTCATAGTTTCAATTCCTAATAGGAGTTCTTTGTGCAACTACCTTAAGTAAATCACCTAATTCGTAAAAATAGGTGTTTTGCTGTGCCACTTTAGGCACTGGCACGCTGAGAAAATCGGTAACATACCTCTTGATAGGAAATACACTGAATCTCTCCCTTAATATTTTCAAATACCCAATAATCGCCATCGCTATCTCGATAAATAGCATTTAAATCAATAGGAATCTCAAAAGTTGCTGACACCTCTCCTTTTTTACCTTCAAATTTTCGGCTTACAGGTTCCATAAATTGCTTTTTGTAGCCACCATATTTAATATCTTTTTCGCTAGATATTTTAGCGATCCACGCTTTCCAAGCTCGTTTGGGAGTTTCGAGGGTAAGAGTGCGAGTTTTAGGCAATCTTTTAAAGCTTACGATAGTATTTTTTTGAAGCTGTTCAATTGCGGCTTCTACTGCTAAGATTTTAATCACTAATTTGGCTTTATTACGATTGCCATGAGTCGCTCGTAATTGAGCATTTAACTTGTTTAATTTTGTTTTTAGGGTATTCATGTTTATTTCCTATTTATCCATACTTTAATCTAATCACCTATTCCCATATCGTGGGAGTTAGATTGTGACACTTGATAAACTGTCACACTTTGCCAACTATCTGAAAATTATCATGATATATTTAAAATATAAGCACTAAACCGAGTGCATCCATTAATTAGAGCCTCCATAAGCTACTGGGCGGATCAGTAACCGATTTGAAATAGTAGTCGGCTGGTGAGACTGGTTAATGAAGTGCATCCATTAATTAGAGCCTCCATAAGCTACTGGGCGGATCAGTAACCGACTTGAAATAGTAGTCGGCTGGTGAGACTGGTTAATGAGTCGTTCTAAGCTTGCTGGTGTAAACCCAGTAACCGATTTGAAATAGTAGTCGGCTGACGCACGCACTTGGTTTAGTGCTTATTACTTTAAATAGATTCTTAGTTACTCTAGCGATTTACTGTCACTGGATTTGGGCAAAAGTGATAACACCTAGACAAGCCTACATCTATCTAGTGTGGGCAAAAAACAACAATCTTGACCCAGTGCCTGTTACTTCCCGGCATCGGAACTATCGCTTTAGAGTGGCATCAACTACAGCAGAATTAGGAATAGGTAAAGAACGAGTTAGGCAAGTTTTGGCTAAAGTCCTTGAACTGCTATCAAAAGGAAACCAAATTGAGGAGGCAACCGACCTAATACTACAAGAGTACAAAAAATTTAATTAATCAAAACCCGTCAATCAATTGACGGGTTTTTAGTTAGTATTGTTAACAATCTGTTAGCAGTGTATTAACAGTGAAAAGTATTGATATATATACGTTTTATTAGTTTGTTGTTTTTGTTAGCAGGTTCCCTAATTTTCGTTTTTTTTGTGTCCAGATTCCCTAATATAGAAAATTCTATATTAGGGAATAATTGATTATTTAATGTAGTACAATATTAATATGCCCTCGTTGACGCGAGGGACTAACTAAGTCAACCTACTGTAGAGGCTAACATGGCTGATCTAATTTTACAACGTTTTGATCACGACGGCATCGAGCTAATTATCGACACTCAGACCGGTGAAAGCTTTGCCTCAATCAAAGGATATGCTCGTATGTCAGGGAAAAGCCACAACGCTATCACTATGCGATTAAACCGGCTACCTAAAGAAGATAGCAAGGGGGTAACTTCTGAATCTCCAAATCACCCTCAAATTCAAACAGGGAGCGGGTTACAAGGGGGTAACACAATGGGGTTAGGATTAGGATTGCTAAAACAGGCTCAAATTCAAACAGAGGGCGGGTTGCAAGGGGTTTATCTAATCCCAGAAGACCTAATCTGTAAGTGGTTGCCAAAGGATAATCCTGAGTTAGCCTCTCAAGTGCTTAAGCTAGGAGTCCGATTATTCCTTCACACATTAGCTGGTTTTCGCGTCAAGAGCGAGGCAATTACAGAGGTAAGGCAACTTGAGAGCCAAATCGTCAAACTAAGCGAAGAGAAGCAAATACTAGAGGAGTTGATCAAAACTCAAAAGACTATGATCGCTGACTTTAGCAGTAAAAACTCGATGCTTGACTATAAGCGGCTAGTGATCGAAGAATTACACGCTGAAAAAGAGCGCGATATAGCTAAATTTAACCTACTCGAAACCGAACGAGAAAAAGCACGGGGATGGCGAGGCGGTCGAATGCTCATGAGAAACGATAAAAAACAGTAAAAATACCTAAACCCATATAAACCCCCTATGGACTCATAGGGGGTTTATAGTTTGTTGGTTTGTAAATAGATTGTAGATAAGGTGATCAACAATAAAAAGCATTGATATATATAGGTTCTAGACTTTGTTAGTATTGTTACTCTATTTCCCCGTGTCAGGATTTTTTATCCTTTTCTTATTGTCCAGTTCGTTTATCTCTCCCTATTTTTTCTCTCTCTGTATAGAGTGTCGACAAGATAAACAAACCTCGAAATCTATACTCTGCAAGGATTTCGATTGTAGATAACCTTATCTACAATCTATCTACAGACTAACAGACTTATTGCTGACTTTGGTTTTTTCTTTCTATTGCTAAACTTAGTTATCTCTCGCAGTCTTTTTATTGTCCAGCCTGGTATATTTTCTTATCTTTTCTTTTTCCCTATAAACCATTGACAACGTTAACAAAGCCTAAAACCTTTACTCTGCAAAGGTTTCGATTGTCGATCACTTTATTAACAATCTATCTACAATGATAACGAGTAAATATACTTAGTACATCTGCTCAGAAAAGATTCTCCCATCTACTTGACTTTGTTGGGAGAATGATCCACAATAGAAAAGCAAGAATACACACAACGACGACATGAACACTTTACAAACTAAATTAGCTCGATTGGAATCTCAACTTAAAATTACAAAAGGCAATCGTGCCAAAGCTAAGATTGTTATAGAAATTCTAAAAGTAGAATCAGCTATTGAGCGGTTAAAGCCCAAAAAAGAAATAAAAGTAAAAAATATAACTGTTAAAATCCCTGTTAGTGTTTCTACCCTTAAAAAACACTGCTGCAACGTGCCATCTCCTAAACTGACAGACAAAGAAATTATTGACGGATGGAAGTATTCTTTGGCTGCCCAATCAATGCAAAGAGACCTTAGAACACAAAAAGATATTCAATGGGGAGATCGCCATCTCCTTCTACAGGTAGTTTATTGGGTTAATCAATACCAGCAAGAAATGGATAAAAGGGGATTAACAGAAAAATACTGTCTATGGATCGAGAAAAAACAAGCATTTAAAGACGAATTTCATCGGAAACCAGAAAAGGCAATTAATGAATCTAAGCCTCAAATTAATATAACCGAAACTCAAGTAATTGACCCCAAAACCAAGCAATTAGAATTAAATCTCTTTTGTGAGATGCCTGCGTAAATAAGCCTCAAGAAGTAATTGATAACACAAAATTTACCAAACAGACCGTATCTATTCTAAACAGAGAAGGTGAACCAAAAAAGTCCGAAAGCTTGTTTATATTGTCTAAAATTCAGTGACCTAAGCAAGTCAGTAAACTGCTTAATTTAAGTACCTCACTTAGGAAAATAAATCATGAACACAGAACAAACTATTAAAAAGTTTAAAGCCAGCAAACTTCGTATTTACGAAGATGGTTACATCGGGCCTCACGGATGGTACTGGGGAAGTCACACAATTGCTAGTTTTATAGCAAAAGCTATTCAGACAAAACACGGTCATAATATGACTGACGTTCTAAATTATACCACTATCTATGTCTCAGAGCTAGTTAAGGTTCCTGCGGGGGGTTTAGCTTGCGGATGTCATGACACACTCTACAGCGTGACGGCTTTAGTTGATTTGCCCCTAGAGTTGCCGACGGAAAAAGAGATATACGCCGCTTACAAACACAATAACGCCCATTTCAACGGCGTAGAGGCTATAAAAGGCGGTTATCACTTTTATAGCATTTGGTAATAAGCAACTAAGTCAAAACGGGGATAATTCCCCGTTTCGTATTAACACTAACAAAAACCACTATGATCTTAATCTTATCTCTTGAATTGGAAGATTTTGAAGTTTTAAAATCTTCTATTCAGAAAATCGACAACATTGACACTAACTTAAGTCTTGTTAAGCTACAAGATTACTCTTTATCGGGCATAGCCTTGACAAGAGTAGCTTTAATCTGTGATAAGCCTCCTCAGATAATCGCAAAAAAAGGAATCAACTTTTCTACAGAAGCAGTTATCCCTGAAACCAAATACTGCGTTGCTTGCTTAGTTTTAGGTAAGTTTACGCCACTCAATACCCGTAACAATTCTGGATACTGCTTGGAACACCGAGAACTCGATCCTAAACGAAAACAGGATCAACACCAACGTTACAAACAAAGACGTAGTACAAACGTTCAGAAATAATTCTCCCATCTACTTGATTTTATTGGGAGAATTTTGTAAGATAAGACTAGGCAAACAAACACAAGAGGACAAAGTTATGACTTCCATTAATGATGATTGGTTACTTTACGAGTATGAAACATTGGTACTTATCAAGCATATCGAAAAAAATCTCAATCAAATTAACCAAAGATACTTTGAGGGAAACCACGGAATACTAAGCGTCACCGATAACGGCAATTATGTTACAGTCAAAAGACAGGGTTTATCTGTTGCTGACTATGACACTCAAAAGCTTTTTGACGCACTAGAAAATTTTAGTCAAGAAGAGTACGAGCTTTCCTGTTACGATCTTTGGGATTATTTCGATCATTGTAAATACACCCCACAAGAGGACAAAAAAATGACTTCAAATATCGAACTTTACGAAAAAGCCACAATTATCAGGTTTTTCCAAAGCACCCTCAATCAAATTAACCAAGAGTGTTTCGGAGAAAAATTGTCAGTCACTGATAACGGTGATTATGTTACGGTCAAAACGCAAGGGTTATTTGTTGCAAATTATGACATCCAAAAGCTTTGGAACGCACTAGAAAACTATGATCAAGAGGACTGTGTTAAATTTGATAATTTGTGGGATTATCTTGATAATTGTAAATACATCCTTCCAGAAAATCAGGAAACTGAAAATGAGTTAAAGACTGATGACGAGTTATCTTTTTCTGAAAAAACACAGGTTGCCCTCGTTGATTTGTTGTTAAGTGAACCTGACTTAGAATACCAAGAGTTCAATAAAGCATGGATTGAAAAGGAAACCTTAAAATGGGAAAATATTGAATTGACTCAATCTATTCAAGAGATGCACAATCTCAGACGGCGTGAACTTAAAGAAGGATCTGAGATTATTAACCACTTGACGGCCCGTATTCATGAATTAAAACAGGACAAAGAGTCTAGTGGAGCATGGATTGAAAACTTAAAGCAACGAATACATGATCTTGAATGTACAGTTTCTCTACTGCAAAAAGAAACAAATCAAATAACAGTTCTAAACGAATCTGTTACTCAATTACAAATTCGTATTTATCAACTGGAACAGGAAAACAAGCAACTAAAAACCAATCAACTAGAAACCAAACTAGAACCTAAACTGACGGATAACAAGGCTAAAAAACCTAAATTTAAATTACCAGAAAACTTTGCTGACTACCAACAAGAGTGCGACGACTTAATTGACGCATTGTCTTGCTTTTACAATATCAAAAAAGGTAAATGGGGAAAAGACATTCTCCAGTTTATTCTTACTCCCAACGATACCGAAAAAGCAAAGCATCCATATCCTGACAAGTGGAAAGCAGGGCTATATTTACATGGACAGTGGACAGTCGATAAAGTCAATCTATCCGACCCTGATGAATGGAAAGACTGGTTTATGGATGTCAACGACTTTGCTGACGCTAACGACATAGAGATTAGTTAGTTTCTAGTTATCAGTTATCAGTAGTACACTTGTTCAGAAAAGATTCTCCCAGATAGTTGACATTACTGGGAGAACGATCCATAATAGAAAGTAACCAAAACACAGAAAAACAAGATTATGGATAACGCTAAACAACCAATCGAAACAACACAAATTTCTGAAATTAAAAAAGCTCGAATTTTCTGCAAAGAGATTGAGCAAATAACTCAATCTCTAAATCAGGAAGCACAAACAGTGCTAGGCAAATATCCGACGCTGTAATCAGTTATTAGTTATCAGTTGTCATCCGTCAAAAAGTGTGTGATTGCTTTATTAGCTTGATTTTCCGAGATTTTTGGCAGTCCTGCGATCAGTGTAACTATAGGTAAATCTACAAACTACAAAAAGATAATAAAAAAGTTTGACAAAACACTTGACATACAAACATATACCTGTCATTATAGGTATATACCAAAAAACCAAAGGAGTTCACGATTATGACTACTGCTACCATCGACAAAATTGATTCTCAAGTCGCTGACATTCAAAATGAGATTGATTATCTCAAATCTCAAATTGAGATTTTCCAAGCCAAGCTATCTGATTTAGAAAATTTAAAAGCGCAAAAAGAAGCGCAAAAAGAAAGAGTTCAAAAGTTTGAAGACAAAACCTCAAAAGTATTGACAGAAGCAGAGTCCCTAAATGTAGAGATTCCTTCAAAAGAAGAATTTGAAAAAGTCTATGATATTCCTTATTATCAGGGCGGACTGACCGATCAAGAACGAAAAATCCTTTGGAAGCTTCCCTATCATTTGGAAGAGGTCATTGCTGAGGATCAATGTGTAACAAAATCTCGGTTATCTGGGATTAAAAGCAGTCTTTACAAAAAATTTGAATTGCAAGGTACACCTTGTCAAAAAACCATCGCACTTAAAGCTATGTCTGTTATGTATCTTAGCTAGTCTAATCGGGGTTTAAAAATATTTCTTAAACCCCTTGACAACATACAAACATATCCCCTACAATGGGGATATAGAAAAACAAACACAAAAGAGTTAAACAGATGAACGGGTTAAACACATTAAAGGAATTTGCTCAAAAATTCAAAAATGTCACTATTGGTTCTCACGAACACGGGCAACTATTTGTTAAAACAGAAAGAAGTCTTACAAGGCTAAAATCTACCGAATTAGTAGCACTTGCAAGCAAAATAGGACTAATTACTTCAACCATTAACGGGAAAACGTTAGGTTACACCAAAGATCAATGGATTGATCTACTGTTACAGTATTCTCATCTATCATTAAATGACAATGCAATGTCCTAAATGTCAATCACAGAAAATCTCTAAAAAAGGGTTCTCTGTGTCAGGAAAACAGAGATACCGATGCAAGGATTGCAATCATCATTTTACTGGTAATCCGGCAGGAAAACCCCCCCACACTGATTCAATGACTAACGCCGAAAGATGTCGTCGTTATCGGTTGAAAAAAAAACAAAAAAACACTTGACATACAAACATATACCTGTCATTATAGGTATATACCAAAAAACCAAAGGAGTTCACGATGACCGAAAAACTACCCAATCAAGTCGCATTAGAAATGGTGAACTTACCAGCAGGTGAGTTTCTCATAGGCTCTCCTGATAGTGATCCCGATGTTCAAAATCATCAAAAGCCTTCACACCAAGTTAAAGTCAACAGTTTTGCGATTGGCAAATATCCGGTGACTCAGGAACAATATCAAGCAGTAATGGGAACCAATCCCTCTCACTTTAAAAATAATCCCCAAAATCCGGTAGAACAGGTTAGTTGGGACGATGCTAGAGCTTTTTGTCAGAAATTGAGTCGAATAACCGGTAAAACCTATCGCCTACCCACAGAAGCGGAATGGGAATATGCTTGTCGAGCAGGTACAACTACTACATATTATTTTGGTGATGATGCTAATCAGTTAAGAGATTATGCTTGGTATAGCGAAAATTCTAATGACACAACTCATCCCGTAGGACAGAAAAAGCCCAATGGTTGGGGACTGTATGACATGAGTGGTAATGTTTGGGAGTGGTGCGAAGATAGTTGTCTGCGCGGCGGTTCTTGGTTCATCAATCCGAGGTACTGTCGCAGTGCGGTTCGTTTCTGGCTCTTCCCCGGCTTCCGCTTCAACTTCAGCCTCGGTTTTCGAGTTGTCTGCGACAATTAGTCAGTTATCAGTTATCAGTTGTCAGCAACGAATCAACGGGAGTAATTATGCTATCATTTCAAGAGTTTCAAGAACAAGTTTTGAACGTTCTTAGTCCAAGTGAAAGAGAATGTAAGTTTTGGAAAAGTTGCTCAAGTTTCTCGGCAGATATTAATTATCATGGCGTAGAATATGTATCTTTTCAGGTAAGATACATAATAGACGAGAAAAACTGCAATTGCGGGCAGTGGTTTATTCAAAAAACTTACACGCAAGAATGTAACACTTTTTCGGATTCTTTAACTCAAGGCATAGAAACTATTGGTAAACAAACCACAGAATGTATTAACGGTGAGTTACAAGTTTTTTTTAAAATTCAAAAAGGATGGAGAAACGTTAAATTTAAAGAATTGTTTGAGTCTTTAATGATAAATTAATATCTCACCACGAGACATAAGAGTTGACTATCCGTAATCGGTTAGTCTAAAGTTGCTATAATAGCTGTAAGTTATCCTTACAGCTATTTTTTAATGATTAACTGGAATCTAGGAAGACAATTAGCCATTGAGTCTTTTAATGAAATGGTGGGCGAATTTGCCCAAGAGATTAACTTTCAGATAAAAGATACTAAATGGAACTGGCCACGGGAGACTGTACGAAAAAATGGCGGTGTAGTTGGCTCACCCCGGGACATTGTAGATACAGGTGAGCTAAAAAATAGCCAATTTATTGAAGATGTATCAGATACCTATAAAGTAATCGGGTACACGGCTGATCATGCCGCTCTTGTCCATGAAGGGTATCAAATAGAGCGTAACGATGGGACGGTGACAGATGTTCCCGCCCGCCCATTTATCGACACGGCTATAGAAGACTATAATCCAATTGAGGCTTATAGTGAAATCTTAAAGGAAAAATTAAATGAGTGAATCAGAATTAAGAGATATTTTATTAAGCATTAGAAACAATTTAAAGATACTTATCGGCGCTGACTTAGGTAAATACGAAATAACAAGCCCTACAGGGCAAAATTTAAAAGAAATTGATGCTATTTGGGTAGAGCCTCCTGAATTACCCCCTAACTATAAAGTAAAACCTAATAGCGGCATCGAAGCAATTATTCAAAGAGAGCCTAATCCTTATCACGAAAATTTACTAGGATATACCGTAGGTATAAATAACTATTACATTACCCTAAAACAGTACAATCTAGAGAAATCCTTAACACCGGTGATCGAGAGACTTAAATCATCTCGCTACTGGAATTTTCTAGATCAGCCGCGCCTAACCCCCTACACCAAAACCTCTGAGGGGATTATCAGACCAAAAGCGACCTTTAAAATCACTACTGCTAGGCTTTTAGACTTCTAGAGTACACATTTACTAATCTTTTATAGTACAATATAACTAGAAAAGTTTAGTCAGTGATTAGAATGTCGAATCAAATTCTAGAGTTAAATCGGAGTGACAACCTCACCCCTAGCCGTGATACGCAATTTTTTATTTCTGGTGCTTACGGATTTGGACAAGAACCTTCCACACGAGTAGCCGATTTAGGTGGTGCAATCGTCTTAGGTGATACCACTCTTACCGTGGCGACTGGGGGTTTTGGCCGAATTTTATATGCTGGCACTTTAATTTATGTGGGGACTGCCGGTGATTATGTGGTCGTCCGAACAAAAACGACGACAGCAACCCAGACAGCAATCCAGATCGAACCTTCCAAAATTGCTGCTACCCTTGCTACTCCCGCTCAAAAATGCACAATTAAATCTTGGGTTCCTTTTTTGAGCGCCAAGACCTTTAACGTTGACACCTCCTCTACTGAGGTTACTGATTCCGTCTTTGGTGAAATGGCGGTGGAGAAATTTATCTCTGAGATCATGAGTACTGGGTCGGTATCGGGTCCGCTTGTATTTGGTGATCCTGGATATGAAATCGTAAAGGCCGCAGAGCAAAAAGGTGAGCGAATTTACCTCGAAATTGTCTATATGGGACAGCGCGGAGGTTTAGGGTTTCAGACAAATGTTAGCCAAAATGTTAGTGGTGAAAAAGGTAATTTCCTACAAGGAAACGTAACTCTAACTATTAGTGGCAATGTGTTTGACATTAAACCGATGGCAACGTCGCCATTCTCTCCTAATGTAGCTGATGACCTCAATTAAAATAGTTAAACTCCTTGTCGATGAAGACCAAGAGGTAATGTTAGTCAATTCTAGAATAATCAATAATTACCTCTGGTTTTCTTTCGGTACGTTTGATCGAGAAATAAGTCAACAAGAAAAGATATTAATTGAACCACCAGACGGAACAAAAAACCAAGAAAGAATACAGGTATCTGTGATCATTGATCCTCTGTGGCTCAATACTGAACAAAGTGCAAAAAGAAATCAAAAGGTAAAAATAAATGGCGAAGTTAAGCGTATTGGGTAAATTGAAGTTTAATGAAACATTCTTTTTCCCTTTAAAAAAAGAATGGATTTGTTACATTGAAGACAATGATGCTTTATTAGAAAAGATAGATACAATTGCCACTGAAGAAAATGGGGAAATTGGGATTAAGTTTTTAAAACGATACGGGATTAATCCAAAGGAAAATGAAACAGTCAAGGAATACTTAGAGGCACGGGAAAAAGCTGACAAAGCTTATCTTGAGAAAATTAAAGCTATCGGGCAAAAAACGGGACTATCCACTGCTGAAATTGAAGGAGTAGTAGTTAACGACGGTTCGATCCGAGAACGAATTGAACAGGTCATGGTTGATGCCCTTGACGGGGTAAAATCTGACAGCGTAGAACAAAAAGTAGAAACCGCCGCTATCGTGCAGCAATCAATTTTAAGCAACCGTAAAAAAACAAGAGAACTAACAAAAGAATCTATAGAACTTGTAGAGCCTTATCTCGATGAATTAAACGCTTTATTTAAGGATCGGGAAACAACCTATGAAACTTACAATAGAGCCTTGTTAGCTAACTTTCTAGGTAGTCCTCGACGGGTAGTTAAACTTAAAGATAAATCTTCTGTTGATTTCACCATACAAGACATTAATGATATGTCTCAATTTATGGTAATAAAACTCTATCAAGACTATCTCTGGCAAGACATAACCCAGTGGCAAAACCCAGAAACTGAGAAACTGGAAGAAAAACCAGAATCAGAACCAACGGAGGACGACGAAAAAAACGAATAGATGACGCAATTAATGCACGGTTAGAGGCAATCGCTAACCCCATTAATTGGGAAGAAATCTATTACAAATGGTGTGCATGGGGATTATCTATCGAGGAGTGGGAAGATTGGCCAGACTGGTTAATCCTGAAAAAATATTCAGGGATTCAAAAAGTCAAATGTGAAGAAATTAATTCACTATCAGGTACGGTTAGTCAGATTGCTGCCATGGTTCACGCCTACCTAATAGCACAATCTAAAGAAAGTTCTAAGTCACAAAGTCTTAATCCTAGTGATTTTCTGCCTTACCAGTTTAAAGAAAATAAAAAATATTTTCTTGATCAAGAAACCGCTCAAATCCTGTTAGAAGCTATGCAAGCCGGCCAAGTGCCAGTCTTCGCCACTCAGATAATAGTCGATTGCGGACTATACGACGAAATAATTCAATTAGTAGGGGAGAAAAGCTAATGTCTTTATCACTTGGTACTTTAGAAATCGGTCTAGGGCTAAATACAGCCCAATATGATAGCGGCATCAAATCGGCTAAAGACCAGCTTTCTTCCCTAGAGCGTCGTGTCACTAAACTTGGCACGACTCCACTAAAAATTAAAGTTAGCGTCGATGACCGTCAGCTTTATGGGCTAAATAGTCATTTACTTTTAAAAAGAGTTGACCTTAAAAAGACAGTTGATTTTTATAAAGCAAATCCTATTAAAGTATTTGCTGAAGATGACGCATTAGTTTCTCTTAACCAAGAGTTGCGTGAATTAAAAAAAACATCAGTAGAGATAAGAACACCTTCTAAAATTGTTGTTGAGCATCGGTTTTCTGGGTATCAAGATCGGGTAGAGAAAGCGATTGATCGATCTACTTCTCGAATATCGTCAGAAATTAGAATATCCTCTAGCAAAGGAGGCGTTGCAGGCGCAATTGGCCGTATTTTAATGTCTCCTTTTAAACTTGCGGGACGAGTTCTTGATGACATGGTTACTGGTTATTTCGAGAAACTAGGTCAATCCTTTGCAGAAGAGATAGGCGTAACATCAGCTAAAAATACAGCTAAAAAAATTAAATCCGCAATAACAAAAATTGATGAACAATTAATTGGTAAAAACCAAGTATATGAAACGTTTTTATCGGAATTTTTTAGGTCAGGAAGTATAGAAAAAGCTACACAAGCTTCTTTTCCTCGCACCGAAGTAGGTAAAACTACAGAAAGACTTCAAAAATTACAAGAAATCGCATTAGTGCCTGCAAATAAACCACTGGAGCGTCTGAGATTAATTAAAGAAAATTCTGAGTTAAATAAAATTTATCAACAAGTATTACAAAAAATAGAATCGGAAAATCCTGGTATTAAGCCGCGAGAAGCGGGGAAAAAAGCCATGGCTCAGTTTTTAGTTGACGCACAGCCACAAACACAAGTATTAAAAGGATTTGTTAATTCTTTTATTCAAGAAATGGCTCCTTTATTAAAATTTATACAAGGGATGAGGTCTTATAGAACATCAGTAGAAAGCCAAAAATATTACAACGAAAGAAAAGCAGGTTTTCCATTACTAAGAGAGGGGGAAGATGTAGTTAGTGTCATTGGAGGAGCGCAATTTAAGGGAGGTCAGGGTGGCAGACAAGTTGTTCAATCAATTGAATTATTAGCTCCTAATAAACGATTTATTCCTGTAGAAAATCCTGAAACTGATACTGATAAACAAAACCCTAATCTTTTAGAAAAAATGATTAGGGATAAAATAACTGAGATTGCCCCTGATTTTGCTGCTGGAGAAACCATAGATACAGCAATTAACGCTTTTCGGCAGGTAGTAAACGCTATTAACCCGTTCGGTTATTCTACGGCCGCAGCGCAAGCAATAGCCAATACCAGATTAGCTGAAGAACAGGGTAAAAAAGGCAGTGTTGTTAGCTATTCTTTAGGAGGAGCAGATAACCTTCAGTATGCTCAAACAGCATCATATTTAGGAATGCAGCCACACGCATTAGCCATGGCTTATCCCTTTCTTAATTTTACTCAAAATACACCTAAAGGATTTAATGCAGCATTACTGAGTGGCGACCCTCTCGGTTTTGCCAAGTTATTAGGAATTGGAGTCAATACTAACCAATTCCGCTCGATTGAAAGTAATACTCCTTTTGGGCTATCAAATCACCACCAAAAACATTTATTTAAAGAACAACCTTTTCTAGATTTATTTTATAAGACTATTAATGCTGAACAGCCAGATATGACCCCAGGTCAACAATCAAAAGTTGTTCATGCCGGCGATAAGCTATATGAAGTATTGGGATCGACTCTACAATTAAAGTCACTTAAAGAAACAGGGGAATTTGATAAGACTCTACCTTATCATAGATTCTTGCAAGGATACAGCAGTGGCAGTCCTAACGTAAGCGTAGAAGGATTTATTGCAAAGTTTTTTGAAGGGCTTCGTCTTATATCTTCTTTTGATACAAAAGAATTACAGCCTGTGTCACAAGCTTTAAAAAGTTTAATGGAACCTTTAATTCCATTTATAGCTAAAAAATTTAGACAAGGGGGTGCAAATTTACCAGAAAATCCTCAAGATTTTGCCGGGTATCAAAAATATCAACAAGAAGCAAAAAGTATAAACAGAGCATTATTAGAATTTAAATCAGGAAAACTTGCTGATACTCCTAGCTGGTATGCTGGAAATTTAGAGCCTAATGAAGTTAAAAGACGGACAGAAAAGATTAGAACCGAAACAATACCGTGGTTTACTTCTGAAGAAAGTACGTTTGGGCAAACTTACACAAAAAAAATTGTTGAAGCATACAAAAAAATAGCTGATGTTGCTGATGAATTTATTAAGACAGGAGGAAAACTATCGCAAAAAACCAAAGACAGTATAAAAACTTTTGAAGTTGATGAGTTTTCTGGGGAATTAGCAAGTTTTTTAAATACACGCCTTGACACATCAACACTACCAAAAGAAGAAGAAGTAAGACAATTACAGGTTACTGTTCCTGAAATTTTTCTGAAAAAGCAATCAGCTATTTTAGCTTACAACAAACTTCTTAACGCCGTAGGTAAAGAAATTCTTCCTGGTATTTCTGAAATCAAAAAAATTGGTGCAGGAATGTCTGGAGCCGTTGCTCTTCTTTCAGATAATCTTGTTTATAAAACTGATCTTGACCCAATAGGAGCGACAAAAATTGCGTCAGAAGATGAAATTAAGGCTTATGAGAAATTACAAGGTCGTTTGTCTCCTTTATTGTACAAAGCAGTTCCAGGTCAGGCTTTAATTACTGAAAGAACACAAGGTCGTCCTTTAAAAGAAATACTTGATCGAATTGCACGTCCTTACAAAGAAATTCAGCAAAAAATACAGGAAGCTAATAAAGCATTAGAGTTAGCCATAGACAACAAAGATGCGACTAAAATCAAAGAGCTAAAAGTATTAACCAAAGAATTACAATCGTCTGCCAAAAAAGAACACAATCGTTTTAATAAGGCCGCATCTATTCTATATCAACAAGTAGGACAACTTGGAGCATCCTTACAGGAAATGGGTGTTGTTCATAATGATTTAGCTGCAGCAAATGTATTTTTTGCACAAGGTGGAATTACTTCAATTGATCTCGGAAATGCAAAGGTTGATCCGACTAGCAGTGATAAATTTAACGATAAAATTACTACTATTCAGCGAGCAATTATTGATTCTAGCTATTACGGATTGATGGATCCTTTTAAAATAATAGGCGCAGTTCAATCTGGCTACTCAAAACCTTTTGCTACTCAAGTTTCTGATTCTAATGCCAGACAAAAATCAGCCATTATCCCTCAGAAAAGAGAAATTAATGAAACTCTTCTTTCCCCTGTAGTAACAGGAAAAGCAATTTCATTAGGTTCATATACACCAACTTTATTAAAGCAAATCGTTGGTGATTTTTCTTTGCCTACTAAAGAAACTGTTTTCGCAAAAATAGATACTCCCGAACAAAAAAAAGAACAACCAATTCTAGATAATCAACCACAAAAACTTAATGATTTAGCTGCTACAGCTAAATCAAAATTAGAAGATGTTTTAGCTTCACGACTTGGTACTCCTGATAAATCGGGAGAAATTCAGCACCTTAGCGGGAATGAAGATTTTGCAGAATTACTACAATTAACTCTTGTAAGAGAATTAAAAACAGCAAGCCTTCTACTTTCAAAAGCTTTCCGAGACACATCTCTTGACGTTATTAAATTTGGCCAGGTTGTTTTTACAGTCTTAAAAGCGATCGAGCGTCCAGTAATGGCTTTACCTGGTGCTGCAATAGGTAAAAAAGCTATTCAGGTAGGGGGAACGGCTGCTATGGGAGCCGCCGCTCTCCACGCTCTCCCGATGGGGCTAGATGCCACGGTTGTCAATACTATGCGAGATATTCTTGCAGGGGCGATGAGTGCTGGCGGTCGGGGAATGGTCCAAGCCGTAGCCACACAAATGACTCAAGCTTTTAGCGGCTTGCCGTTTGGAGTGGGACAACAGCTAACGGAAGCAGTAGTGCAGCTTGTAACCGAAATAACTAACGGCACTATCAGCGTCCTATCGCAGGGGGGAGCAGTTGCTGGATCGGCGTTAATGGCCGGTGAAGGTGTTAAGAGACTCTTAGGAGCGGCTACCAGTAATGTTCCTAAATTAATTAGCAAAGAAGAACAGCAAAAAATTGAGGGTAAAACCCAGAAAGCATTAAAAGCGGCAAAGAATAAAGCTGATTCTTTGATTACCACTGAAATAACTCCATATTTCGATGAGAGAGTCTTCCCAGCAAGTAACCCTATTCCAGCTAACATCAAGGCAATTAACCCAGAATATTACACGGTAAAACAATTACGAGGATTGGCCAGAAATCAGGGAATTGACGTACCAGCATCAGGAGCAGGAGCCAGAAAAGAGGAAATATGGAAATCGTTGACTGAAAAATTTAACCCTGATCAGCTAACTCGACTTTTACTAACAACAAAAGCAAGTGATAGAACAAAATTAGGGAAAAAAGAACTTAGTGGATTCCAGGTTGCATCTACAGAAATTCCTGCTGATTTTACTAAGAGAATTGGCATTGGCATAAAAAACATTGGTCAAGAAATTAATACTACTAAAGATATCCAATCTTTAGAACGTCTTTATTTTCAATTAGAAAAAGTTAAAAAGGGAATTACAGCGTTAAGAGCTAATCCTGAATTTAACACAACAAATATTAATAAATCATTAAGTGGCTTTTTACAGTCAGTTGATAATTTACAGACACAAATTCTTGCTAAAGGTGGTTTGGAGTCAGGGAAAAATCTCAACAAAGGTTTAGCTAAAGGATTAAAAGATACTAGCGCAAGCGACATCGCCTATCAAAACGCTCTTAAAATAGTAGATCAAATTGATAAAGGGCTGGGAAATGCTTCACCATCTTGGAAGGGGGAAGAATCGGGAGAAAATTTTATTAAAGGTGTGGCAATTGGAATAGAAAAAGGAATTTCTTCTTTTGATTTTCAGAGTTTAGCTAGTGAAGTTGTTAAAGGATTTGAATCAGGGTTGTCACTTGGCGATATTGAAAAAATTATTCAATCTTATTTTGATGTAAATATTCCTAACTTAAAAGATTTAGCTGTTGAAGCGAAAATGATGGGGTGGGAAGGTAAACCAATTGACGGGCTACTAGAAAAAAAATTAAGCAAATTCCCTCTATCAAAAACTTTTACTCCTGTTGAACCCCCAAAAAATAATATTATTTCTTATCCTACCCCTACACGATTAATTGAATCAAACTTACCATCGGAAAATGCGTTAGCTTCTGCTAGTATTAGACTCAAGCAATTATCTAATTTTTACGCTGGACATAAAACAGCTTTTGCAAATCTCAAAGCTATTTTAACACAAGGAATAGACCCTACTTTTAATCAATGGAGTTTAAGAAGAGACAGATTTGATTTTGAAAAACAAGTTTTCAAAGAACCTGTTGCTTATAGCGCAATTAACTCTTTTTCCGAACCGATTAAAGGAAATGATTACTATGGCGATGCTGAAATAATGCTCGATATAGCAAAAATTGCCAACCGATCAACATTTACTAGAGGTGACTCTGGTGCTTTTTGGAGAAATCCAAGCGAGATAATAACAAATCCTTTGTCTAGCTTTACACCAGACCAATACAATCGCAGACCTAATGAGATACTTGAATACCTTGAGGTTCAAACTACTGGCAAAATTGATCCGTCTGATTTTTTAGGGATTAATTTAGGCGATATAGAAGAAAAGTACAATATTTATGGACGCAAACTCATTGAAGTTATTGCATCTTCTTTAAGTGCTGGCGTTCCAGTATTCGCAAAAAACCTTGAAGCGATTAGTTCGATGTTTTCCAGTGAGGGCAGACAGTCTGGGTTAAATTATATCAAGGGGTTAAATATTGGATTACAAAATAATAATAGCGAAAAATACGCTTTAGATGTTGCGATTGGAATTATCGACGCAACAAATAAAGGGCTGGGAAATGCTTCACCGTCTAAAAAAGCGATGAAAGCAATGCGGTTTTTTTATGAAGGATTAGCGTTAGGGGCGCGTCATATTCGCTTCGGATTAAGGCTAGAGACTCAATTCGATAAAGAAGTAAGCGATTTTACTTTCTTTGTCGGGACGAGGTCAAAAGAAGCCCGAAAAGCGATCCTTCAAGCTGTTAAAGAAATGGTAAACCAAGGGGAACGCCTAGCGGCTATTAACGAGATTCAAGGCTCGATGAACACGGGAATTTTCGCTTCTCCCCGCGCTTTTCAAGTGATGAAGCGAGCTACCGTCATCGCTCGTCCAAAAACAACACGAGAAGAAATTCTTGACGACTGGAATAAAAAACGAGACAACATTTTCAACGCTCTCGATAGCATTGAAAAAGCGGGCGTTTCTAGTGGTTTTACAAACGGTATCGTAAGCGGACTAAAAGCTGTTATTGCCCAAGCGGACGGATTTATTAATTTCCTCTCGGTTGGTGGCAAAGCACTCAGAACTCTCGACCAAGAACTTAATGCCGCTACAGGAGGTATGATTAATCTTCGTAAAGGTGCTATAGCGGCAATTGGGGGATTTGCTCTTTTCAAAGGAGCAGAATTTTTATTACGACCTCTATTTTTTGCTATTTACGATATTCCTTTTAGGATTCAACAAGCTGTTACTGATTCTTTACTTGCTTTTACTGAGTTACAAAGAATTAAATTAAATTTAAATCTTGCTGGTGTAGGCAATGTAGAACAATCTCTTGACGCTTTAGTGGCAAGGGCTGACAAATTAGGAATATCCTTTAAAGAATCCGCTATTGCTTATAGCAGATTCAAATTAATTACTACCAATTCTCCACTACAAGCGCAGGCAGATAATATTTTTGAAGGATTCCAAGAGGCATTATCGGCGCGACAAACCAATGCCCAACAGCAAGCTGAATCTTTTAGAGCTATCGGGCAAATAGCCTCTAAAGCTGTTGTTTCCGTTGAAGAATTCACGCAGCAATTGAGCGAGTCAGGAGGATTAAACGACGCTTTAAACGTGGCCGCCCGATCAATGGGGTTAACCACTGCTCAATTTTATCAACAAGCATCAGCAGGCAATCTTTTGGTACAAGATGTTTTACCTCGATTAGCGGCCGAATATGAACGGATGAGTGCCGGAGGTCTTTCTCTCTCTACTAAAACTTTACAATCGGAAATCTCTCGATTCCAGAACAATACCGAACAACTTCAAATGCAGTTAGGGGAAAAAATTGGAGTAGTCGCTTACCCTGCTTTACAGGCATTAAATGCCGTCTTGAGTACCTTAAATGACAATCTAGGGACGGTGGCATCAGTGGGAGCCGCCGGGTTACTGTCAGTCATGGGATTCTTAGGAAAATCAGTCATGCAATTTGCGGCAGCGGGTCGGTTAGGAGCCGTTGCCAGTGCTGCTATGAGTGCATCCTTACAATCTGCCGGAGTAGCGTCTCTATCTACAGCTACAGCCATGGGTAGATTAAAAGTATCTATAAACCTTGCTACTTTAGCAGGAATAGGATTAATTAAAGCATTGATTATTCCTACTGCGGTGATAACTGGTATTCAATTTGTTTATAACGCATTAAATGCTGGTAGCGAAGAACTAAAACAAGCTGTAAGAACCCTAGAAGAGTCTAAAAAAGCTCTTGATGCTTGGCAAAACAAAACCGATAACAGTAATCGCAAAGGCCTAACAAGCTTTTTGCCTGACATGGAATTGTCTGGAGGAGAAAAGTTTTTTAATGTTATAACATTCGGGATTGTTTATAATTCTAAATGGCTTATGTCACTATTAGAATTACGACAAGGACTAGAAAACATTGATAAATCTCTGGCTACTGGAGTTGGGAATCTTAAAGAATATCAAAAAACTTTATCTAATTTTTCAGGTAGCAAGCAATTTTCATCTGAATTACAAGAAATCAGAAATAATTTAGCTTTAGTCAGAGCAGAAAGAACAATTGCAAGCGCAAAAGGAAACGACCGATCTGTAGCTGAATTTAACCGGCGAGAGCAGGATTTAATGAAGCAAGAACAGGAGCTAATTAATAAACAGTTAGGTCCCGTTGGGTCAAGAATTACTGCCGACCTTCAACAATATGAGATGGCGTTAGCATCGTTAGAGCAAAGCTTTAAGAATAGAGATATAACTGACATTGCTTACGCGCAACGTAAAAAAGACCTCGTGACTATAATTGGTCAACTAAAAAAAGCGGAACAAGATTATCTACAAGTCTTGAAAGATCAAGAAAAAGAATATAGAAAATTACAAGTTGCCTTTGATCTTGCTATAAGAACAAGAGCTAATGCCAATTTTGCTAATGAAGGAAATAGTTTAAGTCGTTCAATTGGATTAAATCAACAATTTGCATCAGGGGAAATTAATGAATTTCAGTTTAATGTTAAAGTTCGAGAAGAAAGCTTACAGACTGCTAAAGAGCGTATTGCCACTTTAGGCAATACAGCTAACTCTATCTCTAATACTTTAAACGAAAGGCTATCTAAATCTGCCAATAAAGTTTTAAGCACTTACTTTAAAGAAGATCTAAAACAGCTAAATGTAGCGAGCTTTGGTGGAGCAATTGCTGGAAATTTACTCTCTCCTGATGCTATTCAGCAAATAATGGATCAGTATGAATCTGACCTAAAAGATAACGCTGCTTTAAGATCTATTTTAAATCAGGCTAAAGAATACGCAACTGCTCGACGAGATATTTTAAACACTGAGAAAGAAATTCAGCAAATTAGTCGAGAGATTATTGTCGAAAGAAAGAAAAGACAAATACAAGAAAAACAGGCTAGTAAAGAAATTGTTAAAGCAGAACAACTTACTAATCTAGCCAATAAAACCTCCTCCAGTCAAAATATTGGCTACGGACTAGAGCAAACCAAAATAAACTTGGCAGCTCTTTATAATCAATTAGCCTTAGAGCAAGAAAAATTAGTATTAAACGTAGATGATCCGTTAACGGTCAAAACAGCTATTGCAAATATCACACAGCAAATAGCTGAAACCGAACTATCTTTAAGAGATCAGCAAGAGCAACTACAATACTATTACCGCAACCTTGGCCGTCAGATAATCGACTTTAATCGTCAGATTGAAGATTATAGAAGACAGATTGAAGATGCTCAACTGTCAGCTTTTAGAGGAAATCGTTCTCTATCTGAAAGTTACACTGATTTAGTCAGGGAACTCGACAAGAAACTCTTAAATGCCCAAAATCAGCTACTGGATGCGACCGATAGAATCAGGGTACAGCAAGTTAAAAACCGTTTATTAATACCCGGTACAAGCGACGCTGGTAAAGAATTAGGTGACATTTTCCTAGAATTTGTCCAGGGACAAGCTGACCTTGCCAGTCGCGGTCGCACCTTCCAATCCCGAACCGAGGAGATAGAAACTTCCTATATCTCTACTCTAAGAAATATTCGTAACTTACAAGAGCAACAGCAAGACGCTGAAAGAAGCCGACTAAGAACGATTGAGGATATTAAACGGACTCAAGAAAACCTTAATCGCACCTTAGCTGACTTAATCCGACAAACCAATAAAGAATTAGGCTTTATTCCCCAATCAATCAAGGATATTGTCACAAATCTTAATACACTTCCAGAACCAATTAAATTAATCAATTCTGAGTTAGTGGCTATTCCCCCAAATATTAAGACTTCTGGAGAAGACTTAATAAAAAGTATAGAAGAAACTGCGGAGGCAATTAGAAAAGCTAAGGAAGGTTTGATACTACCAGCACCTAGTAATTTCACCCCTGCTCCTGTGTGGAATGGGGGAGGGGTTTTACCGCCGCCACCGCCACAGTCGTCTTCAATTCCCAAAGGGTTAACACCACGCGGTCGAGAATTATCTCAATATTTAAACAATCCTCACGTCAAGGCCTTTCTTGATATTATTGCTTACGCAGAAGGTACTGCCAATATGCCAAATAAGGGATATAACACCCTTTTTGGCCATGGACAATTTAGTTCTTTTGCAGACCATCCACGCCAAAGAATTCCGTTTGGATCAACCAGTTCATCGGCATCTGGAAGATACCAGATCATGGATTTTACATGGAATGAAGAAAAAGCAAAATTAGGATTAAAAGATTTTTCTCCTGTCTCTCAAGATTTAGTCGCATTAAGTCGTATTTTAATGAGAGGTGGATTAGACGAGCTTCTTAAGGGAGATATTCGTGGGGCAATTAACGCAACCCGCAAAGAATGGGCATCTTTCCCAGGGGCTAATTACCCAGGGCAAGGCATGAAACGGATGGAAGACCTGTTAAGGGTTTACGATCAGTCTTTACGAAAATACCAACCAAATGCCCCTCGTACTCAATCCGAACTAGACGCACTGCGATATGACGGCAATCCTGCTAACAGCGGAGCATCAAACCGTATTCGACAAATCAGAAGAAATCAAGGCGGTTTACCCACTCCATCAACTTCCACCCCTAACCCTTCTCCATCAGTTCAGCAACAAATCACCAACAGATTACCAAAAAATATTCAATCTGTTTTAGTTCAAGAAGTTGGCGGAAAAACTGTATATTCTAAAAATGCTCAAACACCTCCAGCGTCACCAGCTAGTACAATTAAAGTTATTATTGCTGATTTGATTGCCAAAGAAATAACAAGCGGAAAACTTTCCTTAAAAGATGCTATCGCCATAAAATTGCCTTTGGTTGATCCACACGGACAATTAAAAGCCAATCAAGTTAAAACAGTTGAACAGCTAGTACAGTTAATGCTAGAAAAGTCAGATAATACGGCAACTAATGTTTTAATTGATCGGCTAGGTGGGCTAACCAAAGCTACAGAATTAGCCAGAAAAGAAGGTTATAAAAACACTACTATTTCTAGGTATTTAAATATACCAGGCAGTGGAACTCCAAACATTTCAACAGCACAAGACGTAACGTTAGCTATGCAGTCTTTAATTAAAAATCAAAATCCTGCAAGTCAATTAGCTGAACAATCTCTAAGACAAACAAGAAATTTTAAGTATAATAATGAAATCGGCGGAAAAATTGGAAATAACTCTAAAGTTATTGGTAATGTTGGACTGGTAAACATTAATGGGAAAGAATATATTGTAACTGCTTATGCAAACATTAACGGCAATCAACTAAATAATCGAAAAATAATAACTAATGCTACTAATGCAATTAGCCAATCCATTAAAGACTCCACCCCTAACCCTTCTCCTGCCCGTGTTTTAACAAAAGAAGAAACAAAAGAAGGAAAAGGTGGACCAGAATTTAGTAGTCCTCCACCCATAGCTCAGTTACCGACTTTACCTAATCAAAACCGAGATAATTTCTGGGATGCCGATTTACCACCGGTTCTTAAAGACAATCCGATTAACTTCCAGAGTCCTAATTTGCCTCCCGTTCCCAATCTTCCTACGGGTAATCTTGGCGCAGCGGCTGATCAAATTCGCAACGCTGAAACAGCTAATCAAAACGCTGAGGAGTTTTCAAGACGACTAGAAGAGCAACAAAATCTAAACAAGGCTCTTGACAGATCAATGAAATTTAGACGGCAGCAAGAGGAAGATGCCCGTGCATTAGAACGTACTTTAAGAAATGCTTCCGAAAATGTCGCTGATTTGACTATCAACTCTAAAGGGTATCTGACAGTACAAGAAGAAATTAATAAGAGTGCTACAGAAGTCTCTCGTCAATATCGCTCTCAAATTGAATCACTAGAAGACCAGCGACGGACTTTACTTTTAAATGCTGAGGCTCAACAAAAATACAGCGACGCGATAAAAGAAATCTTAGGAGAATTTCAAAGAAAAGGTATAGCTCTCCCCCCTGAATTTACCAAAGAAATGATAGATAGTATTGACGCTTTAGCTAAACGCGCTGAATTAGCTAAAGAACAGGTAGCAATTCTTGATCAAGCGATTGAACAATTAGGCAAGAATCAGGGAGTAGCCAGCTTAGAAGCATCATTTAGAAAAACCAGAGATACAGTCAGGAGTATTCGTGATCGGTTAAATGATTTAACTATCCAAAGAATGAAGTTAGAGAATCAAGCCCGACCGACTTTATTTGATGATTCTGCTATCCTTGCCGAACGTATTAGCCTACAAAAAGAAAAAGAGGAACTAGAGGATTATTTAGAACCTTACAAAGACTTACCACAATACGCTGAATTTGTGGCTAATATTCGCTCGGAATGGGAAAAACTTGCAGAATTAAGATTAAAACGAGCGGAGTTAAACGCTTCCCCAAATCGTGGCGCAGCTGAAAGCTTTTTCTCTGATATTAGAGAAGGAAAAGGAATAGGATCGGCTTTTAGTAGTCTTGGATTAAATATCATGACAAAATTTGTTGAGGGTATTACTAAGCCCGCTATCGATGCTTTAACTTCTGCTATCGATGGATTTACAAAGCCGATTACTCAGGCATTTGAATCAGTATTTAATGCAATCATCGGTCCAGTAGGTAACTTTTTCACTAATGCCCTCAGTAGCATTTTTAAACCAGTAGGTAACATCTTTTCCTCTATCTTTGGGGGCGGTGGCGGAGGTGGCTTATTTAATGGCTTACTTAGCGGAATAACAGGGATTTTTAGTGGAGGGATTGGGGGACTTGGTTCGATTGGATCACTTGGTAGTATAGGAGCCTCTAGTTTTGCTTCTGCTCCGGCTTCTGCCTTTTCTCTAGGTACAGGATTCAGCTTATTTAGTGATGGCGGGAAAGTTGGAGATGCCAATGTTCCGATAGAGAAAAATATCATTTCAGCTTTTCAGCGCGAACGAGCAATGTCGGGAGGCCGAAAACCTCGCTTGATCGTAGCTAATGAAGACGAATTGGTTCTTAACCCTAAAGAAACAGAAGCATATCTAGAGTACAGAAATAATGCTCCTATTAAGAACTATGCTAATGGAGGATTTGTCGGGGGTAAGCCTAATTACTCCACAACCTCAAATAACAATAGCTCTAATCAGTCTTTGGTAATTAATAACACCAATAACGTGACTGTAGAATCACGGAATGATATGGGGTATAGTTTGAATCAATTGAAAGAACGGGAAAATGCACAAAATGAACGAACTAAAAAACGATTCTTTGGGTAATCAAATTGTTACCGAAGCTCTTGAATGGCTCGGTACTCCTTGGTTTCATGGTCAATCGCTTAAAGGGATTGGAACCGATTGTGTAGGATTTATCGCTGGCGTAGGGATTGAAGTCGGATTCTTGCCCCATGATTTCATTATTGAAAACTACGAACGGATTCCCCGGAACAATTTCTTAGTGAGATTTATCGAGGGTATCTTGACAAGAGTAGAAGGTAGTCCAGATAAAGGAGATATTTTAGTCTTCCGTAAATCAGGTATAAATGGTCATGTGGGGATTTATCTGGGAGATGGGGAGTATATTCATGCTGACTCAATAAATGGCGTGATGAAGACCTATATTCATGAATACCCGCCTGCACTAATTTATCGAGTACCTACTTTAGGAGTGGTAAAATAATAGAAAGCTACCTTAATCCCGATGAAAAAGATTATTTTAAGTTTATTGTTTTTGGGAGTGTTGCCTACCGTGGCACTGTCCCTCGATAATCAGACTCAAGAGATACTTGAGAAAAGAACTTGTCAGTATCTTAAGTCTGGACTGACACTAGGGGAAACCACATCGGCGATCAGTTCTGCCGTTTTTCCGTACGCAACAGCAAGAGTAGGGACGGGGACAGGATCAGGATCAGAAATACTGTATATTTTGCGCGATGAAATTGTGAGAGGTCAAACAGAAGCAATCCTTGAAAACGCTAAAAAAAGATGTCCAGAGTTTTTTCCTCGTAACTAAGAGGCGATACCGTGGGAAGTTAGATTGTTTATCAGTAATTTTACGCGCATAAACAGATTCAGCTATGAGCCAAGTTATGAGCCTTTATGAGCCAAGTTATGAGCCTTTATGAGCCAAGTTATGAGCCTTCTGCTGACGAGTTACAAAATTATAGTATCACAGAATGATTGTCTTGTCCTTGATTCTCGTTTGATTGCTGGTGAGTTGGGGATTGAACACTGCGCCTTGCGTCAAACCATAGAAAAATACATTAACGAGATTCAAGAGTTTGGAGTTGTCGCATTTCAAATGTCGAAACCGCTAGAAGGCTCTAGCGGCGGTCGTCCTGAGCGTTACTGCTACCTGAATGAAGAGCAAGCAACTTTAGTGCCGGTCTGTGAACTGGCACTTTTTGTGTTAGCTATCCCGACAACACCCTTGATTAGTTATCGGGTAAACTTCTAATCAATTCCCGGATTACCTCGGTTATTGACCGCTTTTGGGCTTTACAGTAGTTTTTTAGCTTTTTCTCTTCTGATTCTGATGTACGGACGTTAAGAGGATAATAATTTTTACTTGACATTTCTAGTAGGCTTATGGTAGATTTAAGTTAGTCAAATATAGTTTAGCACCTTTTTCTACTATAAGTTATGTTTAATCCCCGATCTGATTATGTTAAATTTACCGCTTGGACTAACTTAGATAGTTGCAATATATCGCAAGAAAGATTGCTTACAAAAGAGATTTTGATCGCAATTACTTCTGAATTAGCCAAAAAATCTGGTAAATTTGACGATACTAGCTATTGTTCTGTTTTAGTTGCCCCAGAGATTTTTGAAAAATTTATCATCACTGAAACAGGATTAAATTATACGGTTCAGATTGTTGACGTGCCAAGACTATTATACTATTGGGAAGCTATAGGGTTTCCCCTTCATATTGATACTACCGCCTTTAATTTTTATAAAAGTTGGGCTATAAATTCTGATGTGGGAACTGGTATCCCAAAAAATCTTTAGACTTCTTACTTGACATTTCTGTAAAGCTTATGGTATATTTAAATAAGAATGAAAGAAGGTCGATCCATAAAAGCCATGCTAGTCAAGAAAACTATTGCGGACATAAAACTTAACCTTAATGCCACTCAGCGAACCTATATTGATCGCTGGATGGACGAGCTTAAAGCTGTCTGGAATTTTGGGCTAGAGCTACTGATGGAATATCAGCTTAATAAGTATTACGACGAGCTTGAGAAAATAACAGGAAAACCAGTTAAACGGGTTAAACGTCGTTTAGCTAAAAAAACTCAATTTATTGACTCCCTAAAAAACGAAAAAGGTAAATCCCTTCCTAATCCCCTTTACACCCCTAAATATTTAACTGGCAAGCAAAAAGTTAAAATACAGATAGCTAGAGAAAAAAGACAAAAAGCAGGTTACTCTTATCCTGTCCATATCCCTATTCAACGGCGGTTAAAATCTGATAATTATTTTGGGTTATGTGGCTGTATTACAAAAGAAAAATGTCCAGAACTATGCAAGGACATCCCTATGGCTTTTGTCCAAGGGGTTTTAAAAAAGCTTGCTGATTCCTGGAAAGCTTACACCAAACTCGATAAAAAGAATTTAGACAGAAAACTTCCTAGATTTAAAAGAAAAGAAGATAAAATTAAATCTCTTTATTCTGAGATCAGCAATTGCGCTGTTAGAAAAGGGGATAAAATATCTATAGGTAGCTGTGGCAAAACATTAGGCGATTTAAAGATTGTCAACAATACTTTAGATATTCGGTGGGGTGACAGAAAAGCCTCTACCGTATCAATTATCAAATACCCATCGGGATATTATCTAAGTCTATTTGGTGAATTTGAAGTAGATGATCTACCTGATTCCGATAAAGCGATCGGTATTGACGTAGGACTAGAATATATAATTAGTACCAGCGACGGCCAACAAATTGACCCGCCCAAATACTATAGAAAACAGCAAAAAAGACTAGCAAAACTGCAAAGAAAAACCGCTAGACAGTATAAAGCAGGGGAAAATAAAGACGGCAAAAATCTCGCTAAAACTCGTGCTAAAGTTGCCAAAACTCACGAAAAAATAGCAAGACAACGCAAAGGATTTAATCATGCCCTAAGTACCGATATTGCTAGAAATCATGGCGCTGTAGCCGTAGAAGACCTCAACTTAAAGAATTTAATGCGACGACCTAAACCGAAAAAAAGAGAAGACGGTAAAGGCTACGAACGCAATAACGCGAAAGCCAAAGGGGGATTAAATAAATCCTTTGCTGATGCTAGTTTAGGACAATTAACTGGTTTTCTTGAAACGAAAATGAAAACTCCCAACCGAGAGTTTATCAAAGTTCAACCAGCCTATACTAGCCAAGATTGTCCTCGCTGTGGCAATCGTGTTAAAAAAAGTTTATCAACCCGCACCCATAAATGTTTAGAGTGTGGATGTACTTTACCCAGAGATGTGGCCGCCGCAATCAACATCTTAGGGAAAGCAGACTTCGTAAGAAGCTACCCGGCTTGTACCGGGGAAGTTAAGCCTCTGAAGGATTTCGATAAGGAATCAGCGCAGGAGGAATTACTTAGCAAGTCCAGCCGATTGTTACTCGGCGAAGAAACCCTCGAAACCTTACTGGTTTTGACCTCCGAGCCAGTGACACCCAAGAAAAAAACAAGGAAAAGGTCGATCCACTCGCAACCCGCGCAAACAGTCAACGCAGGCTATACGCAGCTTACACTCTGGGAGACTGGGTAACAATCGGCTTGACTTGTTAAGTAGATTGCAAGTTGCCAATTCAGATAGGGCGATAGGTCGTTGCCACGTAACAATCGGCTTGACTTGTTAAGTAGATTGCAAGTCCCACTGAGAAGTGATTCAATGTCAATCGATTTCATAGTAACAATCGGCTTGACTTGTTAAGTAGATTGCAAGGAACCGCTAAAGTGTCGCTGTCAGTCGGTTTTAGGTAACAATCGGCTTGACTTGTTAAGTAGATTGCAAGTATGAACCAAGTGACACAGAACCCACTACAAAAGAACTTCAAGCAATTAAGCTTAAGCCTTATTAGGGATTGAAACATCTACTCCTTTGTGGGATAAATCCCACCGGGCCACAGAAACAATTAAGCTTAAGCCTTACTAAGATTAAACTAAATATTAAACCCGAAAAAAAACAATGAATCAAACACAACTAGATAAAAAGATTAGTCAATTTTTAAGGAAAAAATTAACCAAAGCGGAACTAAAAGAAATGGAAATAAAACCACGTTCTTTAATCTTAACAATACGCAATTTTGTCGAGAGGTATCTACTTATCATTTTAGATAGTATTTTTGTTGATGTCCCTCGTGGATGGGATAACTTTTTTGAAAGTTTTCGTTTTTGGCAAAAGCTAATACTTAAAAGAAATAAATCTCTGCTAGTAATTTATTTCTGGGAAACTATTAATAATTATAAAGAATAAATAATGAATCACGAAATTTATCTTATTGGAATACCAACTTTATTGCTAGGATTTCTCTTGGGAACATGGTTAGCCTATTTCTCGTGGGCTGACACTCGAAACAAAAAACTTGGTATAGACTTTAAATACCGGTACAAAAAGCCGATTAGTGCTAAGGAATTTGCTATAGAGAATTACATCTCTTTAAAACAATCTAAGCAATTCCTTGACAATAAACTTTTAGAGTTTGGGGGAATAGTAGTTTCCCAAAATGGTGACAGTGAATATCATTTTGATATATCAGGATTTCTTATTGAAGAACAAGGCAATGGAAAAATACACTTTGACTAAAATAGAACAAGATGGGAGTGCCAAAACTTTCATCTATCAACCAAGTGACACAGAACCCACTAAAAAAGAACTTAAGGATAAATTAATAGAAATCTTAATGAAAATCAAAACACTGACATCGGAAAAAGTAAATCTAATTTATTTTTTTATCAAAGTTATAGACAAATAACTTTAATTCTGATAGGATAAATTTAAACAAGGATTGGTGGCCGAGTAGTCGAAGGCGACAGACTGTAAATCTGTAGATTTAATTCCACGCTGGTGCAAATCCAGCCCAACCCACTTAAAATCAAACATATTGACAAAATCAAAGACTTGACCTATGATAAAAAGTTACAGCGATTACAGTCACACTATGTTTGATACAAATAAATACTTAGAATTATTAAAACAATACCCTCCTCGTCCTATTTACGACAAGGAAAAGCTAGAAAACACAGAAAAAGTTATCAGTTCTTTTTTAGATAAAATCATATTAGATAAAATTCAATTGACAATAGAAGAAAGGGAGTATTTAAATGTTTTAGGAACTTTGATTTATGAGTATGAGGAAAATCAAGAGCCAATACCTGATATTTATGGAGTTGAGCTATTGAAATTTTTGTTAGAACTAAAGAACTTGCAAAAGCAAGACTTATTATCTATTTTTGAGGATCAATCAATCCTAGATGATATTTTTAATAGGCAGCGAGAGATAACAGATATTCACGTTCAAAAATTAGCCGATTTTTTTAATATCTCTCCTACTTTATTTTTTCCTAAATAGGTCAAGGGTTGATGGCCGAGCGGTTAAGGCAACGAACTCATAATTCGTCTTAGGTAGGTTCGATTCCTACTCAACCTATTAGAATAGAGAAAATACTATCTTTTAAAAAGCCGTGGCTAATTTTCTCATTCCCGTAGCGATAGGAATCGGAGCTAACCTATTGTTATCTCTATTTGCTCCTAAACCCCCTACCCAACAAAAAGGAAAAATTGAGGATACTGGTGTTCCCGATGCTGAATACGGCAGAAGCCTATCCTATCCTTTTGGAAGGGTGAGGAAAGAAGGGCTAACTATGATGTGGGGGATTCCTCTTAAGGAAGTCGTCACATCGGAAAGGCAAGGCGGAAAAGGTGGTGGTGGTGGGCAAACTACCGAAGTTTACACTTATTTTCTGACAGCCGCTTATCCAATTGCTAGAAAAATTGGCTCTGTTAGGCGAGTTTGGATGAATAGCGTCCTTGTTTACAACTCTGAAACCAATGACGAAAAAAGCCTAAAATTTATTGAACACACAACTATTTATACTGGCAATCAAACTACACCATCGTCAGTAATTCAGTCAAAAGAATCTAATCCAGTACCTGCTTTTACTGGAATGTCTTTTTTAGTTTTTAATAATTATCCGATTGCTAATTATGACGGCACTGGATTTCCTACTATTGATATTGAAGTGATTGGAGAAAGTGGAAACAATCCAAAAATAAAAGATATTTTGAAAACTATTTGTAAATTAGCTAGTAGAACAGACGATCAAATTGACGTAACTGACATTCCTGATGATTACCGAATTCAAGGATTTGATTTATTGTTTGATGGGACATCTTTTGCTGATCAGTTAGAAGAACTTATGAGAGCTTTTTTTATTGTGGCAAGGGAGCCAAAAGATAAAATCATTTTTAAAAGACAAGAACAATCATCCGATCCTATTTTTATCCCTAAAAGCTCTTTTGGGTCTAAAAAATTTGGAGAAAATCCTATTGACATTAATGAAAAAAAACTGACTCATTTTAGAGAAACCCCTAGTGCCGTTACAGTATCTGGACTAAATGTTTTAAAAAATTATGAAACTATTACCGTAGTAGCTAAAGACCCATCAGATACTCACACAAACGAGCTTAGTTTTCAAACTAAGCTAATAGATATAGATATGTTTTTTATGAATACCGCCTCAAGAATTCTTTTTTTAGGGAAAACGCAATCAAAAACTTTCTCAAAAATGTTTTTATTACCAGCATGGGAAAATTTAAAGGTTGGGGATATAATTTTTACTAATGATAATAACAATTATCATCAAGAATTGATGCAAATTACAAAGAAAGTAAGAGGAGTAAATTATTTAATTGAAATTGAAGCTACTCGATTTCAAGGAGTAGGATATTTACCAGATATTCCTATAGATAACGAATTTCCGCCAGACGATAACTTTCCTCGTCCCTACGGACGCGCTAACGCTATTCCTATTGAATGCCCAATAATTAATAGCCAAGATACAGACATAGGAATTTATGTGGCAATTGAAGGTAACTCTAGTTTTACCAAAGGAGCCTTATTTTATTCCGATGACAACGGCTTAAGTTATGATTTTGCTGTTGGCAATGTTGTCAACAGCGTAACTGGTACTGTATTAAGCTTCTCCCCAAATTTTAACAACGCTTCTCCTAGCTTTATTGACGATTTAAATTGGATACGAGTAAGCATGAATTCAGGGGAATTAGAGCCAGTTACTCTTGAAACATTTCTATCAGGCAAACAATTAGGTTGGTTTTCTACCGGAGAAATTATAGCGTTTAAAAATGCTGCTATTGTGTCCAACGATCCCTTAACCTTTGATATTTCATATACAATTCGTGGAGTCAAAGGAACTGAACCGGCTATCTCTAGGCATATAATAGGAGAAAAATTTGTGTTACTAACTAATTATTTAGTTCGATTCCCCTTAAATCTTTCTGATATTAATCGAGAATATTTATTAAAAGTAGTTCCTAATGGATTGCTTGAAACTGATATAGAAGACGAGACTGCTCACACAATTACTTTAGAAGGATTGAAGCCTTTCCCTTGTGCTGTAAGAGGGGAAAAAGATAATAACGATTTAATTATTACTTGGTATCGACGGACGCGGTTAAATGGTCGTTGGATCGACTATATCGACATTGCTTACGCAGCAGGAGAATTGGACAGCTATGTAGTCAGAATTTACGATGGAAACACAATAAAACGAGAATGGCCGGTATCGTCAGCCCGAAGCGTCGTTTACACAGAGGCACAACAAATAGCCGATTGGGGGTCAGTCCAATCAGCTTACACAGTACGGGTTTTTCAAAATTCAAGTTATCCAGTACCTTTTAAAGAATCACTAGCAACGATCATCTAAGCAGATAGCAGTATTTAATTTAAATATGCTAAGTATATCTACTGTTCTTTTGTAATTCGATTGTTAATAACCTTATTAACAATCGAAACCTTTACCTTGACTAGGTTTCAAGGTTTGTTGATACCGTTGATGCTTTATGGAGAAAAAAAAGAAAAGAAGATATAATAAATTGAAATCGGATATTTAAGGGATAAAACGATGCTTAGAAGAGTACAACAATTTTTAGACTCTGGCGATAGTGATAAAGCTAGAGAAGAAATTGATAGAGCTTTCGGCAATCTGAGAAAGGTAGATAGTCATGTTAGAGAGTTTGCCGCTCTGTTGGCACTGGGATCGATCGAAGCTTCAGAAATCGGCTTAGGAGTATTGGGACGTAAGCTTCTACAGAATGACAGCGAGATTAATAATGAGGTTATTTGGTTATTTATTGCGTCAATTTTATCTCGCAATAGTATTCCCGCTGATAGTCCATCTAGAATCAGCCTACTTGTTCTTACCGCTTCTGTCAATAGTTGGGAATTACCAATTTTTGCGCTTCTTGCCCCTGCCCTCGACGCTTTTTTTAAAGTTAGTCTTGCGGACGGAAC